ATGCGGGGGAAATTCCTTGCCCTCTGCGGTGTGTCGCTTAACAATGCTGCCATGCCCAATTCAGGGCGCGTAAGGCTGCACAACATGTCCAATCCGGTTCTCAAGACAGTCGCGGTTAAGGATCTGCATTTCGATCCTGAAAATCCTCGTTTGCCCGAGAAGCTGAAGCATCAGAACGATGACAAGGTCCTGGAGTACCTGCTCCTGGAATGCAACTTGATCGAGCTGATGATGTCGATCGGCGAGAAAGACTACTTCGCTGGCGAGCCGCTGATGGTGGTGCCGGAGCAGGAGTGGGGCGGGTTCACCGTAGTTGAGGGTAACCGCCGCCTCGGTGCGCTCAAGCTGCTGGCAAGCAATGACGACCCTCCGGTGCTAGTCAGTCAGGTAGCGCAAATTCGAAAGACGGCAAAGTTCCGTCCCACGGATGTGCCGGTCTTGGAGTTCGGCAAGCGCGACGAGATCCTTACCTATCTTGGGTACCGCCACATCACGGGCATCAAAGAGTGGGACGCGCTTGCCAAGGCTCGGTACCTGGTCCAGTTGCGCGCGATGCATGCGACAGACCATGAGACGGCGCACAAGGCTTTGGCCAAAGAGATCGGCAGCAAATCGACTCACGTTGCTAAGCTTCTAACCGGTCACGCTCTACTGAAGAAAGCTGGCGATCTGGGGATTCTGTCTCGGCTGAAGCTGGAGGAAGACGATATTCCTTTCTCCCTCCTCACAACCGGTATCGGCTGGGAGAACGTCGCTCACTTTATTGGGCTGCGCGGCGCTACGGATGTTGAGCTCCAAGACGTCAAGCCTGAAGAGTTGGAAGAGCTGTTCAAGTGGGTTTTTGACAAGTCTCAGCGCCCCTACACAGTGTTGGGTGACTCCCGAAATTTTGCAAAGCTTGCTCGCGTGGTGGCAAATGAGACTGCCCTGAGTGCGCTTCGCAGAGGAGATCCGTTGGATACGGCGGACCTGCTCACATCTGGGCCGCTCGAGGCGGTTCGACAACACATCGGTATTGCGGAGAACTCAATCAAGCTGGCGCTGGAAACGCTGAACGTCACCGAAGGGCTACAGGCAGAGGACGTGGGTCAAGCGGAGCGCCTTCGTAAGGCTGCGGTCTCGCTGCACTCAACAATTCGCGAGTTTGTTGAGAATCGAGACGATGCTTAAAATTGAAAAACCTAGGGATTCGGACATTCACACGGTCGCTGACTTCGCGGAGCTGCTCTGTTTGGCGACGGAGGATCGGGTGTCAAGTGCCGATTACTTGCAGGATTTTATTAAGGACCACGAAGGGCCTATTTATCCGCAAGAGGTCTTGGATGACGTTTTCGCGCATATGCGATGGAGGGCTGCGGCATTCGGTCAAGATTATCCCTTCGCCATAGACGGTGCGCGTAACACTATGGAAGGAGTCGCCGCGCTGAATGAGGGGCAGAAGTTCTACGTCTTTATGCTCTTGGCTGCAAATCTGCCCATGCTGGAGCGAACCACCTATAAGTCTCTGACGGACGCATTTGAGCGGGCTGCATTAGTGGTGCTTAAGGCGATGTGGCCATCCTCTGGTGTGACTAGGCCGTTCGGGAAAAACGAGACCGACTACACAGGGCAGAAGTGGGAGCGTCTCAATCAGCTGAGCCGGGATATTGGTGGGCGGGCACATCTAACTGAAAGAGCTTTCCGCGCAAAGGACAGTGGCGACGGTGGTGTCGACCTCGTGTCTTGGTTGGCTATGGATGAGTTCGAGGGCGAGAACATTCCCTCGCTGCTGGCACAATGCGCATGTTCCAGGGAAGATTGGTCAAAGAAGCAGACCGAAGTGTCGGGCACGATGCTCCAGCACCACCTAGTACCAACGCATCCTTGGATCCAGGCAATCTTTATCCCGATCTGTTTCAGAGACAACTTCGGGCGTTGGGCATTCACTGGGGACGTCGCAAGCTCCGTTGTCGTTGATCGGCTTCGTATGGCACGATTCTTCGACTCCAACGAACAACTTAACGATCTGCCGCTACCCGAAATCGTAGAGACATTCTTGGATTACAGGATGGAGCTGGTGTAGCTACCAGATGTCGGGCAGCGCTCTTGCTACCGCCTCGAACAGGAGCGGAGGAACGGCGTTGCCAACTACCTTGTAGCGGTTGTGGAGCCCGCAATTCTCCGGGAAAACGAGATCCGCTCTGAATGCCTGGAGTACGGCCGCTTCGCGAAAGCTAAAGCGCCGCGCAGGGCGATCGTCTTCGAATCGATACGCATCGCTCTTAACCCAGATCAAGTTTGGGCTGACAGGGTGCAGTGGCATATGCCTCGCTCGGCTGACGATCGTTTTGGAAAGCTCGTTCCAATCCCGTCGACGGTTGCGTGACATGTAGTACCAGTGAAATGGCTCGTCGTTGAACTCACCCTCTGGCCAAAGAGGCATCCCCTTGAGGGCCTCGGCAATGGTGACATAGGGAAGTGGAGCGTCGGGGCCATGCGTTGGAGCTGGGAATGTGTACGTCGCCCCGATGTCCGAGCGGATACCGACGATGATGACCCGCATCCGTTCTTGCGCAACGCCGTAGTCTGCGGCGTTTAAGATCTGCCAGTTGACTCTGTACCCAGCTGCACGGAAATTCCTAAGCTGCGTTTCAAAAAGCGCCTTGTTGTCCTGCCTGATCAAGCCGGATACGTTCTCTACGATGAACGCCTTCGGTTTGACCTGTCGCAGTGCGCGACCGAATTCGCGAAAGAGGTAGTTGATGTCCCGACCGGACTCGCGCGCACCACCCTGGCTGTAGCCCTGACAGGGATAGCAGCCGACCAGCAAGTCCGCCGCTGGGAATGCCTTAACCTCCTCAATCTTGCGCAGCTGATAGTCGGTTCCTGGCAGGTTGGCCAAGTACACGTCGCGGGCATAGCCCAGCAGGTCGTTCGCCATGACCACGTCAAAGCCGGCGGCCACGAGTCCAGTATCGGATCCGCCGCAACCAGAGAAGAGGGATACTGCTGTGGGCATGTTGGATGTGCTAGGGGAAGGGTGAAGGGTAGGGGCGAGCTTAGTATAAGGACTATAGAGGGTCATCTGTTGCCGGCACCGAAGGCAGTGAGTGGTCGTATAGGTGGACCATGGAGTCCGTCTTGTGGCCGCTGGCTGCCTTCTTGTCGCCCTTGGTGTCGGTCACACCCCGGTGTTTGAGACCATGAAGGGCAAAGCGTTCCTCCTGGTTGATGACCCCGTCCCGCACGGCATTGCGCATCAACCTGCCCCAGCTGGTGTGCCAGCCGTGAGCAGTCAGCATTTCCCCGTCTTCGCTGACAAAGAGCGGCCTTGCCTTGGGAGTGGGAGGGAGGGTGTCTGGGGTGAATCCACGCCTGGCCCAGATCGACGCACGCCGCTCCTGCAGAACCTGAATCGCTAGCTGGGTCTGTTCCCCCTTTCGCACCATGTTGTCGCGGCTGCCCTTTCGACGATTCGTTTGCAGAAGTTGTCCCTCGACATGGTGGTCGGTGAGCGTCCTGACCTCCACGCCACGTAGCCGCGCCTGGTACGCTAGTTCCATCGCTGCCCAGAGATAGCTTGGCAGCGCTCCCTTCGCGCGGGGACCGCGCAGGCTGCAGCTACGCGCGTACTCTTGAACCCTTCGGAAGACCTCCTTCTCTGGCATCCGATGGTTGCGCTTCTCCTTGACCTTCTTGATGCCTGCCGCGGGGTTGCCAGACACGTGATCGTGTTCGCGTGCCCAGCCGAATACTCTGCGCAGGTAACTTAGCCAGTGATTCGCTTTTGTCGGGTAGCCGGGGGTGTTAGGTTCGCCTTGCTTCCGCCCCGGTCGACCTTGGGCAATTACATCAATCAGTTTGCGGATGAACCCGGGCGACAGGCGATCTACAACGGCTTGGCCCAGCGTCGTTCCATTGTTAAGCGGGTATGCCTTTATTGCCCTTGCATAGTCGCGATAGTGCTGCTGTGTGCTAGGGCCGAGATGGGAGAAGGCCAAGCTCTTTGCGTGCAGATCGATGACATAGGCGACAGTTCCCCGTAGTGCTTGGCCCTTCCGGTTTTCAGCAATTGCATGCAGCTCTGACAGTCGAGCGCCTGGACCCGCGACTGTTCTGCGCCTCTGACCATCCCCGTCCGGGTGAGGGTCGATAACGAACCACCGGCCACGTCCAGTTTTGTCCCAATAGACGCCTTGGGGAACTCTGAAGTAGTCGATATGGGAGGGTAGGTTCGAGGGAAGCTTGCGAGGGCGTGCCATGTTTCGCGGCTATGTCCGTTAGAGCAGGTTGGTGGAATAGGTATCGCCATTGCTGGCAGGCGCCGTGAGGCCCAGCGCCTCGTTCAGGGCTGTTGTCGTTGTCCAGATGCCGCCAGAAGCGTCGTACTGAAAGCGGATGTGGCGATCGCGCGCCCAGCGCTCGACCGTTGCCAGTCGCGGGCGCTTCCCGGGCTGGCAGAGTTCCTGCAGGTCACGGAATTGGAGGATCTCGCCGATCAAGACGTGGCTCCCTCGGCTGCCCGAAACCGCGACGGTGACCAGTCGCAGCTCTCGTCTGCTGGTGTGTGGCCGAACATTGCCGTGCAGCGCCGACAATGCACGCAGTCGGCGCAGGTCTTTCCTTTGGGCAGATCCATGTCGTCGCCGGTGCGACAGTACGGCTGTCGCTCAACCAAGTGCTGACTCATGGCGCTTCCCCCGCTTGCAATGAGACGAACGGGCACGCTGATGCTTGGGCTGAAAGGATGTGCTCTCCCCACTGTGTGGCCATCGCTGCGGCAATCGCGGGGTCGAAGCGGGATCGTTCCTTCTCGCGAGCCGGACCTGGCGCCATTCGATGACACTTGGCCTCGATGCGCCCACACGAAGCCAGTACCTGTGCCTTGCTGTGCGTGCGAATCAGAGGTGGAAGGTTCTTGAGCCACAGCGTTGCCCCCTTGGAAAATGGGCTGCCGAAGTCGTAGGGCTGCACAGTCTGCGTTGGCCGGCCCAGCACGCTCATGGCTAAGCCGTGGGGCTTCGAATTCTCCGCGGCAATGAACTCCACAGGCGCGGCCATTAGGTCGGCGAACAGCAGTGCGCCCTCCAAGAAGTCGCGCATCCGGTTCGGATACTTCGGATGTCGGCGACGGTTTGGCTGCGGCAGCGCGGTGTCGTCCGGGTGGTACATCCAGCGGATTCCTGCCAGCGTGTTGAACGTGCAGTATGGGTGGGCCACCATCGCCAGCCAGCGGCCGGCCTGCAGGTGATTCCGCACGTCGTCCTGGATGTGCCAGCGCGGGTCGCCCTCGGTGGGGCGCAGGTCGCACGAGTACGTCTCAAATCCGAATGCGCGGAAGGCCGACGCCACGGTGTCGCTGTACTCGCATGCAACCAATACCGGAAGCAGTATGGCCATCAATGCCTCCCCCCTTCGTTTGCGTCCCTGTGCCGGGCGCTAGTCGCCCTTTTGTGATCGAGCGCCGGGTTGCAGGTTGGGATCTCGGCCCAGTAAATTTTTCCCCGCTGAAACGTCCCAGTCTTCAGCTTCCCGCTAGACCTGACCCCTGGAAGGAGAACGAGATGAGCCTTTGGAGTGGCATTAGTCCCTGCATGAATCTTGGTGTTGATGGATGTGTCGTCTGGTGGGAGGCATGGGCTGCCATTGCCGCTGGCATCGCCGCGGCGGTCACTGGGGTTTTGGGCTACATGACGTTCCGGTTGGGCATCGCGACCACCAATGCAACCAAGGCGTCTGTGGATGTTGCTGCTGCCGTGAAGCGTCGCGACGACGAGCTGCGTGCACGTGAAGTTCAGTTCCTTGGGAGGTTGATCTTTCCGGAGGTGACCGAAGGTGCGGTCCACTTCAAAAAGCTCTTTGGTGAGCTGACTCAGCCAGAAATTCTCGACGATATTTACGATATCGCTGGCGGAAAGGAGCATTTGATTAGCTTGGTTGGCGGTCCTGGTTTTCCTAGGTGCAACGAGCAGCTGGGCCGCCTGCCTGTATTCCCCGCGAGAATCTGCGATGCGCTCGGGCAGGGTCTTGGTTACGTTTCCACAGCCAAGTCGATTTCCAGTCACTTCGAGCGCAAAAGCTCTAGGGCGGACGACGAGGCTGTTCTGGCTCAAATCGTGATTCAAGTTGGTGGTGCGGCGCGCTGCTTTGAATTTGCAAAGGAGGAATTGAAGTCGCTCGTGAACATTGATCCGGACGATTGGAAATGAAAGGGCACCCGTAGTCGTGCTTCCTCGGACGGCATGGGAGTCAGGCATGCGTGATTCCTCTTCTTTCGAAGGCGGCAATCGCCAGCGGTCGTACGAACCATGCCGCTGGGCCATCTTCGGTATCACCCAGCCACACCAGGCGCCAATCTGCGCCGGGGCCAATGGGCTGCCACTCGCGCATCTCGTCCCAGTAACGGTGGTCGCCGGTCTCCACGGCTTCTTCGGTGAAGTCGCCAAACGTCACCTGCAGGTCGAATCCCTGGGCGAGGAACAACGGCCGCAGCGACACCTCGCGACCGTCAGCCCACATCGGCACATCCGGATGGCACGGGATCTCGCCGTCAGCGTTTCGCGCCGGGAGGCGACTGGGGTGGTACAGACCGCGCCATGGGTCCGCTGGATCGACCACGGTGCGGGTCTGATTCCTGACCAGCTCCAGCAGCTCGGTCGCCTGCGCCAGCCGGGCCCGGGTGGTATCGCAGAGCGGCGTATCGCCGTCCTGCATGCTGCTTCGCAGAGTCGAGACATAGGCGGTTACGGCTGCTTCGAACACTCGCAGATCCTGCAAGCGAGGCAGGCGATGATGCAGGTCACGCAGCGCGGTCTGGGCCTGGGCGAGAGTGATGGCCTTCGCCTGGTTCGGCAGCCACACGGCCTCGACCGCGATCGCGTTGATCGTGTCGAATGCGTCGCGCAGGACGGGGCAGTTTGTCGGCAAAGCCGTGGTGTTAGCGGTCATTGGCGGGCCTGATCGAATTGGGTGAAGGTGTTGACGAAGGCGCCGGCGAGCGGTGCATTGCAGACGGCATGCGCTTCGTCGGGAGGGCGACAGGGAAACGGTGGCGTGCGGCGGTACCGGCAGTTGGGGTCGTTGGCGTACTTGCCGTCCTTAAGCCGAATTACCTGGTACTCGGGGAACGCCTCATCAGGCAGCGCCTGACGTGCCTCCTGCATCAGCGCGACAAAGCGCGCCTGCCACTCGACCGGCATCGACTGCAGGGTGCGTCGCGGCACTACGTGGTAGGCGGCGCGGCTGACGCCGAATGCATGCCATGCCGGGCCGTCGGAATAGCTACTGCCGGGCCTGCCGGGCTCCGTTACGGCAGCTGCGTGCGGTTCGTTTCTCATGGTTGCCTCAGTCGATTTCATGGGCTGCCACGCGCTCCGCATAGCTGCCGTGGTTGGCGGCGTGACGGCTCATCAGCGGGCGAAGTGGGGTGTGCCCAAGCACCTCGATGTGCCCGCCCGCTGCGAGGAATGCGTCCAGGTCGTCGGCCAGCTGCTGCCGGTCCAGTTCGCGGTGTCGGATGGTGGTCGCCGCATCACTGACGCCTGTAAGCGGACCTAGCGGGTAGGTCGGCTGCACCCGAGCAGGTGCAGCGCGCAGCGGGGCTATCGCATGTTGCGTGTGGCTGGAGAGGCGCCAGATTCCGCGTATGCCCGACCGGTGGCATATGGCCTGGCCGCTGCGCGCCAATCCCTTCAACGTGTAGCCGATGGCCTGGTGGGTACCGTTGATGCGGCCGGCGGTCTTGATCTGCTCGACCGTGGCGCCTTGCGGGAACATGGACAGGACCCTGCGCACTTCGGCAGCGCGGCCGGTCTGCTGTGGACGGGCGCTCATGCGCGGGCCCCTGCAATCAGTTCGCGCATGGCCCAGCCGTGGTGCATCACCTTGGATGAGCTGTCGGCGACAGCATCGGGGTTCTCGGTCAGTACGAGCGTGTTATCCAGCGGATAGCTGCTGTGCCCATCCCAGTCTTCAATCACGGCCTGCAGGCCGAAGTGTTCGCGCAGCTCTTGCGCGTTGGCGTTTTTGCCGCACAGATGCGGCCCGTAGATCACAACAGAACGGCTCATGCGGAGATTCCTCGCGTGCGGCGCGTATCGCGGTGGTTGGGGGAGATCGACCGAACACGCACGCCCTGGCGGTCGAGCCAGCGGTGCGCGGCCTGTGCGGCCAATCGGTTGAGGGAAAACGTGACGCCGCCGAGGGTGAGCGAGTGGTGCGATACCCCCACGCTCCGGCTGGCGCTGGCGGCGACCTTCAGGAGCGACTCGCGCGGGGCGGCGGTGTAGAGGCCCGCCCACACCCAGCCTTGGCACACCATCAGCACGAGCGACTCGCCCTGGTGGCCTGTGGCGAACGGCTGCTCGACGGGCAGTGTTGGCTGCGCGCTCATGCCGTGAGTGCCAGGTCGCGTGCCTTGGCGATCTCGGCCTCTGCGGCAGCGAGGCCGAGATCGGTCAGGGTCGCCTTGCGCGGGAGCTGCGGGTCGTCGTACCGGATCAGCACGCGCTCATCCAGCCAGTTCATGACGCGGCGCGTAAACAGCTTCTCGGGTCGGTTGCTGGGCGCAAACCCGTTGGCGGTACGGTGGAGTGTGTGGTCCGAAGCGCCATGCGCTGCGAGCAACGCGGCTTTTTCCTTCGGCTTCAGTGGAGCGGCCATGGGCAGTTCTCCTGGTCAGGCAGCAATGGGCGTGGAAGAGGAAGCGGCAGCGATCTCCGCCAGGACCTCGCCGCGATGTCGGGCGAGCAGGGAGATCGGGATGCGCAGGTGAGCAAGGCTCGGATCGGTCCAGCGCAGCTCGGCCAACGCGGCCTTTTCCATCGGTACCGGCCGGGTGGCGAGGCCACACCGATGGCACTCGATGTGCAGCAGCGGCGGGCAGGGGGTGCCGAGGCGATGGCCTGTCGGGGCGCCTTCGGTCACGACGATTTGCGGTCGATGGCCGGGTGCGCAGAGGGGGACTGAGTCTGGAAGCGGGCGAGCGGTCTGTCGCATGGTCAGCCCCTCACCGAAGTGCTGAGCGCCCAGCGCGCCTTGGCCGCATCACGGTCGGCGTGCGCCTGGTGGATCTCGGCGATGCGCAGCGGCACGACAACCGCGGCCAACAGCGCGACGGCTGCCCAGGCGAGTCGGAGACGGCGGCTCATGCTGCGCCTCCGCCAATCTCTTGCCGCATTGCCCGCAGGCTTTTGACAGGAAGCGCTTCATCCAGGAGTTCGGCGCAGTCGGCGCATGCGTACTGCGCTCCACCGCCGCCGTCGACGTCGATCCCAAGCACCCAGCCCTCGCGCCCGGCGAGATCCTCGCAGTCGTCCGTGCTTGTGGCGCTTGGGCTGTGCTCATCACAGTTGAAGCACCACAGGTGGTGGTTCTTCGCTGCAAGCGCGCTCATGCCCGCACCTCCGCAGACATATCGCGCGAGCAGGCTTCCAGGCGGAGGCTGGCGACGCCCATGCGCCGGGAGCGACGGAGTTGGTTGCGGCTGTGTTCGCCCTTGCTGCGAGCCCACAGGGTCCGGGCGGTGCTGTGATCGCGTGCTGCCACGGCCCGCAGGGCCTTTACGGCCAACAGGGGCAGCAGGCAGGGGCTTGGATCGGCGTAGCGATGAGACATGGCGCGCTCCTGTTCGAAGGAGGGCGCCGGCGGGTCAATGGCCGAGGGGGCGGCTACTGCCGGTCAGGGGAGGGGCCGGCAGGGTGGCGACCCGCCGGTCGCCCGCCAGCTGCATAGCTGGCAGGGCGGACTCTACAAACAAACTTGCGTGGTCGGCAACAAGAAAACTTGCGTAGATTGCATTTGGAGTGGGCACCGCGCCGGCCAGGAGGCAGTCCTCGCCGCAGCTGAATGCGCGCTCGAATGCTAACCTTCAGGCCTTCTATGGAGGGAGGGGAGCTGTATGGAAGTCTTCTTCAGCACACTGGGCGCTTTGGGCGTTTGGCTGATTGCCTTGGCTGTGCTGGCGTTGGTAGTTATGGGGTTGCTCATGCCTTTTGCAGTGTTCGGCATCAAGCCGCTACTGCGGGTGCTTATCGAGGAGCAACGCAGGAACAATCGGCTGCTGGCTAGGCAGGGGTTGCGGGACCAGGGTATTGAGGCAGGGGACGTGGCAGGCGTGGCCACGTCCAAAGATGACAGTGAGCCGCAGACGCTACAGGACTTCATCCGGGAACGTAGCGGGCGTAGCCCGTAACTGCCCTGGTCAAGGGTTCGGCAGCACTTCAGCCATGTTCTTGATAAGCCCAGTCTGCTCAAGCGGGAAGCCCTCCATGATGGCTTCCCTTGCTTCTTCCATGTCGCAGAGCAACACACCAAGCTCTTGCGTTGTAAGGTCGCTTAGGCGTTGCCTCAGGACCAGGTGTTGGTCGACTAGCCAGCTCAGCTGGAAGGCTTCACATAGCACTCGAATCCTGCGGATGTAGGCCAAGGCGATGGCGTCATTTGACGGCGTCGCGTTGCACTGTCGTGGGCACCTTGCGTCGGGCGGCCGTGCCTGCTGCCGAACTTTGCTAGCGAGTGCCTGCGCGAGAGCTTCCAGTGCTGCCGCTTCCTTCATGATCAACCCCCTTTGAAATCTGGCGCTTCCGCAGGTGTGCGGTGAAGTCGACCACGTTGTCCGGCGTAACTGCCTTCTCCTGACGGGCGGCCAGGTAGTTGTGAGCCAGGATGACAATCGAGGCGTCGTTCGCGTCTTCTGGGTCGAATGAAGACCCGAGCGCAAGGCAGGCTAGGCGGACAAGTTGGTACGACGCGGCAAGCGTAGGGGCGTCGAGTTGCACTGGTTGAGATTGTGCAGAACGGGGTGCTGAGAGGGCACTGAGCGGCTCGCCCTTGTCCCAAGTCAGGAACTGCTCAACAGACATGCCGAACGCCCGTGCCAACTCCGGCATGTACCGGGGGCGGCGGGTTGGCGTGTCCAGCAGTTGCTGGATGTGCTGGTACTTCACGTTGGGTGCGCCCGCAGCGCGGACACGGGCTGCAAGAGCCTCCACGCCAAGCCCGTGGGCCTCCATCAGGCCCCGTGTGATTTCACCGATCAACATGCAAGCAATCTTGCACTGTTGATTCGCAAGAAAGATTGCGCTAATTTACCGCAAGAATTCTTGTGAACGGGCATTCCATGACCCCTCTGCAACGGGCAATTGCTATTTGTGGCACCCAAAGTGAGCTGGCGCGTCGGGTTACCGGCAAGCCCGCCACGGGCTACGTCTATCACTGGCGCAAGAACGGTGTGACTGAGGAGGTGGCGATCGCTATTGAGCGGGCCGTTGCGTCGGCGATGGCCGAGAACCTGGACGCTGCGCTGCGCGCCGATACCCTCGGAGGAAAAGTGACCGCCGAGGAACTGATCCCGGGTGTGCGCTGGGAGCGCGATGCTGACGGCGCAATCGTGGGCTACTTCAAGACAGTCGTAGGATCGGCGGGGTGCGCTAGTGCCAGCCCGTGATCCTTCCCTAACCGTCGCCATAGCCCGCTTCGGTTGGGCTCGCGGGCACCAGTACCACCGTCTGTGCCTCATTCGGCAGCAGCTCCGCAAGGGCGGGGTGGTTGTGATGCTTCTGGCGATGATTCTCCTTCTGGTATTCGGAGTGCAGGGGCGCCCACAGGACCGCAACAACGCCACCTGTCCCGGTGCGAACATCGAAGGATCGAATGGCCTGAAAGCGCATGCGTCGAGGGAAGCTGATGATCTCTGGCATGGCCGGGATTCTGAGGGCGGCACCGACCGGCATGGAACGATGAAATGCTCGGCATTTCAGGGGGAGGGCGCATGACCTGTCTTCGCTCTGATCTGCATTGGCGGGACGCTCTAAACAATGCAGTCTCCTGCGCACCAGGCGGTGTGCAGGACGCGGCAGCACACGTGAGCAAGCGTCGCGGAAAGTCCATTACGACAGAGACGCTGCGGAAGAAGCTGCGTGGAATCGAGGGCGAGTCTGTCTCAATGGAGATGGCCGAAATCCTTACCGAGTACCTGCAGCGATTCGTGGGTACGCAGGCAATGGCAACCGACTGGGTGTGCTCATTGGCTGGGCAGTTCGGCTTGATGGTGGATTACGTGCCAGCGCCACCTGTCGGCGGTTGGCCTGACGAGCTGGCTGCGATCCAGAGCAAGCTCCTCGAACTGCACAAGTTGACGGGCCAGCTGGCTGGTGCGGGCATTGATGCACTGGCCGATCAACGGCTGAGCATTCCAGAGGCTGATCGCATCCAGGACCTGTCCCGCGAAGTGCGCACGCTCTGCTTCAGGCTGGAGCGGAACGCGTGCCGCGCTGCTGGTCAGCAGGGGGCTGAGGACTGACGTGGCAGTTCACCGCGCCCATCGATCCAAGTATCGACGGCGTGGTCAGGCCAGCGCTTCTGCGCGGCACGCCATGGAGCTTGCGGCACTCGCGTTGACCGACGCAGTGCCCGGACTGGTTGGTGAAGAAGCATTGGCAGAGCGCGAGCGCATTCGCCAAGAAGCCGAACGTAGAGATAGCGCTCAGCGCCAGCTCGATGAAGGGGGTATCCGTTGGGTGTGAATCGATGTTTGCATCAGGCCCTGCTGATTGCACGTCAGCCGCGTGCAGAATGGCGAGCACAGATTGGCCAGATCGCAGAGGCCTGCCAAGCGCCAGACGTTTGCACAGGTGGCATTGGCTGCCGGCAGCGAATTGCCGACTACCTGCGGGTGCAGTGGCGGATGATCGAGCGTCGCGAATCCCAAGGCGGGAGGCGACGCTGATGGCGAACAGCCAGGTAGACACCGACGCAATCCGCCAATCCGCAGACATCTCCGATGTTATCGGACGTTACGTCAAGCTCAGGCCGGCCGGTCGCGGGGAGTACAGCGGGCTATGTCCGTTCCATGATGAGTCGTCGGCGAGCTTCACCGTCAACGAAGTCAAAGGCTTCTATCACTGCTTCGGCTGTGGCGCGCACGGTGATGTAATCGGCTTCCTGGTGAAGCACCTGCAGGTTGGCTTCCTTGAGGCATGCGCGCAGCTCACCGGTGGTCAGCTGGGTGTTGCGGCTGAGCGAGAGAAGTTGCCAAGCCAAGAGTCGTTGCGGGTGAAGTGGGTGCCGATCCTGCCCGTGCCCGATGATGCTCCGGCGTTGCTGACGGACAGCGGCTGGACGGTGCCGATCTGGAATGCCAAGCGCGACAAGCTCCGCCGAATGAAGCCGGTCAGGGTATTTCCTTACCGCAACGCTGAAGCGCAGATCCTTGGGTACGTGCTGCGTTGCGAATTCATCGATCGCGACAGCCGCAAGCTGAAGAAGTGGACGCCGCAGGTGACCTGGTGCGTTGGACCGGATGGGCAGAAGCAATGGTGCCTGGAGAGCTTCCCCGGCGCACGGCCGCTGTACGGGCTGGACGCCCTTGCTGCGAAACCCGACGCGCCGGTGTTGATCCCAGAGGGCGAGAAGTGTCGGGACGTGGGCGCACGTGCGTTCCCTGGCTATGCGGCAGTCAGCTGGTCAGGCGGCGGAAAAGCCGTCACAAAAGCTGACTGGTCGCCACTGGCCGGCCGGGATTGCGTGCTCTGGCCCGATGCCGACGCTCCTGGGCAGCAGGCAATGCTGGGGTGGAGGAACGATGCTAATCAGTTCAAGCCGGGGGTCGCCCAGCTGTTGAAGCGGGCAGGCGCCAGATCGATCCGATTCGTGGATGTGACCGGCCAGCCTGATGGTTGGGACATTGCAGATGCACTGGAGCGTGATGGCTGGTCGCCTCGGCAGCTCGCGGCTTGGGCTGCCAATCGCGTGGTTGAGGTCGACGTGGTGGCTGCCAATGGCACATGACAGGAGGCTGGAGGAGCGTCTGCTGCACTCCAACGCGAAGCTTGCTAGCGCCTACCGAATTGCTGCGCAGGCCGCACTGGATAACCCATACGAGCACTCTCGGCGCTTGCGCCGGGAGCGGGCAAGAGAATACCTGCGCCTGGCGCGGGGCTACGAAAAGGCAATGCGGCAATGAGTGTGGGGACAAGGCGCAAGATGACAGTGATCGATGGTGGTGGTGCGCCGCCGCCAGGCGGTGGCGGGGTAGATACCAACGCCTGGAAAGAGCACCTCACCAAGAATCGCGATGGCAATGTAGAGGGGACACTGCACAACCTGATTCTGATCATGGAGAACGATGATCGGCTTAAAGGGCTATGGTGGCTCAACGACTCCAGCAATCAGGTCAAGCTGCACCGAGATCCACCGTGGACCGGAGGCAGCAGGGACGAGTTCATTGACTCCGATGCCTACGAGTTGGCCGCTTGGCTGCAGCACCCGGATCGCTACTGGATGAAGTGCAGCGATGACCTGGTATTGAAGGCCGTCATCGCCGTTGCGCGCCGTCACCGCCGTCATCCGATCAAGGACTACCTCGGTGCCTTGCAATGGGATGGCGTCCCTCGCGTCGAGCGCATGCTCGTTGAGCTGTTCGGCGCTGCGGACAACGCCTACAGCCTGCGCGCAGCGCAGTGCTTCATGGTCAGCGCAGTGGCTCGCATCCTGTGGGTGGATGCCAAGCAGCCCAGCGTAGGTGCACAGGTGGACTTCATGCTGGTTTTGGAGGGTGAACAGGGTAAGCGGAAGTCCAGCGCCCTGCGCGCGATCTTTGGCAGCGAATGGTTTGTCGAGACCAGCGAATCCCCCAGCGGAAAGGACTTCTACCAGGTCATCCAAGGGGCATGGGGCGTCGAGATCGGCGAGATGGACTCGTTCTCGAAGGCTGACGTGACCAGCGTAAAGACGGCTATCACCAGGCGAGTGGACAAGTTCCGCGCTCCCTACGAGCGCGTGCCTCGGTCCTACCGCCGCGAATGCGTGTTCGCGGGCACCACGAACGAGCATCAGTACCTACGCGACCCGACCGGTGGGCGGCGCTTCTTGCCGGTGCGAACTGACGGTGACGTTCAGATCGACCAGATTGCGGCATCGCGCGATCAGCTCTGGGCTGAGGCTGTGACCATGTTCGACGCAGGCTTCGAGTGGTGGGAACTGCCGGCAGATGCGAAGGAGGAGCAGGCCAGCAGGTATGTGGGCGACAGCTGGGAGGGGCGGGTTGAGCAATGGCTCGACGTTCGGATGGAGCCGAGCAAGTACCCGACGCGCCTGGCGATGGCATCGGAGATCGATTGGGCAACCACTGACAACCTGCTGACCTACGCCATTGGGCTGGACCCCGGCAAGCACGGCAAGCCTGAGCAGATGCGGGTGGCGGCCATCATGAAGACGCTGGGCTGGGAGCAGCAGCGAAGGCGCTGGCCGGATGGCGGCCGAGAGCCGCGCTGGTTCAGACCTGGCCTTGCAATCGATGACTGGCTGGCATCAGCACAGCGGTCAACTCAGGAGGCCACCAGTGGACCGGACTTCTGACCAGACCTACAGGTCTTCGTCCACACCCGTCCAGACCGCTGACCAGACCTGCCGCCTACTGCGACAGCGCTGTCCCGACCGTCCACACCTTTCCTCGCGCGCGTACATGCACCGACACATCAGTCAGCTTCTCAACTACTCAAATCATAAAAATAGGTGTGGACGGTATGGACAGTGTGGACAGCCTAGAACCGGAAAGGGTTTCGAGCGTCCAGACCTCGCCGTGATGGTCGGGACGGTCGGGACGGGTGACATGTTCCACGCGAATCATCGGGGGGTAGGTAGGGCAGGTGGGGAAGGGGGGAGGGGGCAGGTCGATGGGTCCTCCCCAGCCTCAGATTCCACGGGTATTCGGTCGCGCAGTTTCTCGCTAGTCATGAAGCATTTCCAAGGGGGTTGTAGTGGTTTCTGATCTGAGCAGCCCGATGAAGCAGGGCGCGTTTGGGGATCTGGTGGGCATATCCCAGCAGGCGGTCAGCGACCTGGTGCGTCGTGGAGTCCTCGCGGACGGTGCTGCTGGTGATGAGTGGCTGCTTGCCTACTGCGATCACCTGCGCGAGGTTGCCGCTGGCCGTGGTGGCGAGGCGGGCAAGGATCTGACCGCCGAGCGTGCCCGGCTGGCGCGAGAGCAGGCTGACCGCTTGGCGATGCAGAACGCCGTGACCCGGGGCGAGCTGGCGCCGGCACACCTCATGGAACAGGTGTTGTCGAAAGTCGGCGCGCGGGCGGGTCGCATCCTTGAGACGATCCCGGGCACGCTGCGGCGCCGGCTTCCGCAGCTGAAGGCAGCGGATGTCGAGGTCGTGGCTCAGATTGTCGCCAAGGCACGGAACCTCGCCGCGTCGATGCGCCTGGCGGACGTTGATGCTGACGATGATGCCGATGAGGACGCGTCCACGGCGGTGCCGGTTGATACCGAGGATCAATGCGAATGACGATTCATCGTGGAATCGATGCAAGCCAGCTGCAGGCCGTGGAGCGCCATCTGCAGCGCGGTCTCGCATCGTGGGCGGTGCAGGAGCCGATCACGCTGGAAGCCTGGGCCCGGGAACACTTCTACCTTTCCGCCGAATCGAGCTACGTCGAGCAGAAGTGGACCCCGTGGCCGTTCCAGCGCGGAATGATGGCGGTGATCAGTAACGACGACGTGGCCGAGGTCTCGGTGAAGAAGTCGGCGCGTGTTGGCTACACCAAGATCCTGCTCGCCTTCCTTGGCTACAACGCAGAGCACCGACGCCGGAACCAGTGCATCTGGCAGCCGACCGACGACGACTCAGATGACTTCGTCAAGTCGGAGTTAGAGCCCATGCTGCGCGACGTGGAGTGCATGCGGGCGGTATTCCCGGCCTATCTGGCCCGGCACAAGGACAACACGCTGCAGCAAAAGAAGTTCATCGGATCGCTGCTGCGCGTGCGCGGCGGCAAGGCCGCGAAGAACTATCGTCGCATCTCCGTGGACGTAGCGTTGCTCGATGAGCTTGATGCCTTCGACAACGACATCGAGAAGGAGGGCGCGCCGGACTCGCTGGCGGCGAAGCGTCTGGAAGGTGCGACCTTTCCCAAACTTGTGGCTGGCAGCACCCCGAAGCTCAAGGGCTTCAGCCTGGTGGATACTCGCTACTCGCAGGCGGACGAGCGATTCACCTACCAGGTGCGTTGCCCCCAGTGTGATGCCTTCCATGCGCTGACCTGGGGTGGCAAGGACGAGTCGCACGGGTTCAAGTTCGAACGCGACGCCGATGGCGGCGTTGTCCACGTCTACCACCTCTGCCCGCAGTGCACCTACCCCATGACGCAGGGCGAGTACCTGCAGGCCGCAGAGCAGGGTGAATGGGTGAACTCGCGCGGTGACCTCTGGCTCCGCGCAGATGGTCGCTTCACGACTCCAGATGATCAGGTCGTCCCGGCTCCGCGCCATGTGGCGGTTCACATCTGGACCGCGTACAGCCCGGCTGTCGCGTGGCAGCAAATTGTTCGCGAGTTCCTAGAGGCGTTCACCAAGCACCAGGAAGGCGACGACAGCAAGCTGAAGGCGTGGACCAACACCACTCTCGGTGAGACCTGGGAGGGTGAGGTCGAGCGGACGGATGCAGAGGAGCTGGTCAACAGGGCGGAGCCGTTCCCCCTGAAGACTATGCCTCGCGATTGCTTGTTGCTCCTGTGTGGCATGGACACGCAGGACAACCGCCTTGAGGCTGGCGTATGGGGCGTGGGTCGGGGCGGTCAGATGTGGACGATTGATCACCGCGTGTTCTTCGGGAACCCCGCGCAAATGGAGGTCTGGAACGAGGCGGAAGCATTTCTGCGGGAGCAGGAGTACACCCACGCCAGTGGCCGGGCCCAGCGCATCTATGCAACCGCCATCGATTCGGGTGGTCACCATGCCGATGCGGTGTATGCCTTCGCCCACAAACTGAAGGCACTTCGCGTGCATGCCGTCAAAGGTGCCAGCGGGCAGGAACGGTCTATCGAGAACGGAAACAGCCGCGTGAGCTACCGGTTCAACGGTCGCATCGAGAAGCATGGCCCCGTGCTCTGGCACGTAGGTACGAATCTCGCCAAGGACCGCTTCCAGGCGCGGTTGGATGTCGCTGTGCCGGGGCCCGGCTACGTCCACCTGTCGGATCAGCTCTCGCCCGAATGGTTCAAGCAGCTGGCGGGCGAGATCCGCGCCACGCGGCGGATGAAGGGCGGGTCTGAGTCCAGGTGGACCGCGACGCGCAAGCGAATCGAGGTCAAGGACTGCCTGACGTACGAGATATGGCTGGAAGAGCGCCTCGACCTGTGGGCGCCCAAGAAAGCGAAGTGGTGGGATCAATTGGAGGAACAAGTGCAGCCCGAGAACGATTTGTTCAGCCTTCCGGCCGTATCGGGACTCGCGGCGGTTGGCGCTGCCACCGTAGTGCCGGAGTCGCACGTGGCTGCGGTCGAGAAGACGCCAACGCCGAGGCCTGTGCAGGTAGCGCGCGATTCCCGTGAAACGTCGCGCGATGGTTTCGGGTCGAGCGGTTGGAGCAGCCGGCTATGAGCAATTCTCGTGACATTGACGCAGCGGAACAGCTGCGTCGCCTGGTGGTTCGGGGCATTGTCGAACAGACAGGCTTGAACGAGGAACACGCCATGCCCTACGCCACGGCGGTGATGACGGTTCTGCAGACTGAGTACGGCGGCGAGCGCCTGCACATCCCCAAAGCAGCTGGGCAGGACAAACCTTGCTCGCGCGTGGAGGTGATTCGTGCCGAGCTAGCTGAGGGGCAGGACTGGCGATTGGTCTGCCGTCGGCACGGTGTATCGAGAGCGGCACTGTATCGAATGTTCCCGGGTGGATTACCCAAGCCATCAAGAGCGGGATGAAGATACCAGCGGTCGTCTCACCTTCTGGCAAAGATTGAGACGGTCTCTTTGTAAGTGACTGATTTCATATGGGGCGAAATCGAGATCGTCTCATGCGGCTGGTAACGGTTGAGACGGCTCAGTCTCCAAACTGTTCCCATGCCAACACCCGCCCAATCCATGCTGGAAATGTACCTGGCCGCCGAGGTTGCGGTGCTGCAGGGGCAGTCGTTCCGCATGGGGGAACGGCAGCTGAATCGCGCCGACCTGGCAGAGATTCGCGCCGGCCGGCGCGAGTGGGAAGCCAAGGTGAACATGCAGGCACGGGGCGGTAGCCGCATGTCCGTGTCTCTTGCTGATTTCAGGGGGCGCGAGTGAACCGCCTTGACCGCGCCATCGCCGCTGTGGCCCCCGGCTGGGGTGCGAAGCGTGCCATGGCGCGTGCACGCATCGCGGCATACAGCAGTGCCTACGACGGTGCCACGCCCAGCCGCCTGCGAGAGGCTGCGCGCGAGTTTGGGTCCGGTAACACTGCGGTTGCCAGCGGTGCGACGCGAATCCGAACCCAGGCGCGGCACCTCGACCGCAACCACGACATCGTGGTGAACGGCTTCAACCAGATGGTCCAGAACGTGATCGGGCGGGATGGCATCGGCATCGAGCCGCAGCCGCGCGACGTGAACGGGAACATCGTGGAATCCCTGGTCGATCAGATCACCCCGTTGCTGCGGGACTTCTGGAAGCGACCGGAGGTCACCTGGTGCCATGACTTCGGGGCGGCACAGCGCCTGATGACCCGGACCCTGTTCCGCGACGGGGAGGTGCTGTACCAGGATCTGATCGGGCCGGTGCCGTATCTCGACCATGGCACCGTCGTTCCCTACAGCATCGAGATGATCGAGCCTGATCTCCTGCCGATTGATTTCAACGATCCGGTCAGGAACATCATGCAGGGCGTGGAGAAAAACGCCTGGAACCGGCCCATCGCGTATCACCTTTACAAGCAGCATCCCGGTGACCCGAACGCAGTCATGCCGGAAGTGAAACGCGTGAGTGCCGAATTCGTTCACCACGCCAAGATGGTTGATCGCATCGGGCAAGTGCGCGGTGTCAGCCTGCTGGCGTCTGTGCTGACTCGCTTGGATGACCTTAAGGATTACGAGGAATCCGAGCGCGTCGCCGCCAAGATCGCAGCCAGCATGGCTGCCTTCATCATCAAGGGTGATGCGCAGAGCTACGGCGATAACGAAACGGTGCCGGAACGCAGGACCATGCGGTTCCAGCCGGGCATGGTGTTCGATGACCTGGTGAAGGGTGAGAGCGTTGGCACCGTCGACACCAATCGCCCCAATCCCAATCTGGAAACCTACCGGAACGGGCAGCTGCGTGCTGTAGCCGGCGGTATGCGGGTGTCGTTTTCGTCGCTGTCGAAGAACTACAACGGCACCTACTCCGCACAGCGGCAGGAGTTGGTTGAGCAGTACGGCGCATACGGTGTTCTGGCCTATGAGGTGATCTCGCAGATTGTTCGGCCGATCTACGAGCGCTTCATCAAGGCTGCAATTGCCTCCGGCGAGCTGGTCGTTCCGACCGGCGTTTCGATGACCACGATCACCGATGCGATGTACATGCCGCCGGTGATGCCGTGGATCAACCCGGTCCATGAAGCGACCGGCCTCCGCATGATGATTCGCGCCGGTATTCGCTCGCTCACGTCGGTCATCAGTGAGCGCGGGGGGCGCATGTACGACACGCTGGAAGAGATCCGCAACGAACGTAAGTGGGCGCGTGATCTGGGAATCACCCTGGACAGCGATCCGGGCCAGGTGAGTGACGCTGGCGTGGCCCAGGCCAACTCCGATGGCAGTTCCATTCCAACCACTTCTGAGGATGTGCAATGAATCACCTCACGCGCAACGCCATGGCAGCCGCGCTTGGCGCGGTCCTGGCCGCGACCTTCGCGTTTGATGCAAGCGACATCGAAGCGCTGCAGCCGGAGGCAAAGGGCAAATCGGTCCTCGCGTTGAACACCACCAGCGGCGGTGAGGCCGAGCTGCTGATCTACGGGCCAATTGGGGATTACTTCTGGGGTGAGGGCGTCACTGCTGCCAGCGTGGTCGAGCAGCTGGCCGGCACGACCGCGAGCGTGATCAACGTGCGGATCAATTCCGATGGCGGCGTGGTCACTGATGGGCTGGCGATCTACAACGCGCTGAAGCAGCATCCGGCGACCATCAACGTCACCGTGGACGGCGTTGCTGCGAGCATCGCCAGCCTGATTGCCATGGCCGGCAGCACCCGCCGCATGCACGAGAACACGATGCTGATGCTGCACGGGCCGCAGGGTGGCGGCTGGGGTTTTGCTGGTGATCTGCGCGAGCGGGCCGACCAGATCGATGTGTACGGTCGCCAGATGCTGGTGACCTATTCGGGCCGTGCGAAGAATCCGGCCGATATCGAGACGATGCTGACTGATCGCAAGGATCACTGGCTCACTGCAGCCGAAGCGCTGGCGCTGGGTCTGATCAGCGAAGTCATTCCCGACGTGCAGCCCGAGCCTGCGGACTCCGTCGCGGCAGCAGCGCTGCTGTCCTATGTGAGCGCGATCTCCGGGACCGAGGGCGCCGTGCATGCCCTGCTGCGCAAGCACATTCAGGCAACCACCACCGCTTCAGCCTTCGCCTCGCTCCGCGAGGTTCACCAGCGGGCCGTTGTGGCCCACCTTGAGGAAACCAGCATGAAACAGCAGTGCCAACTGATCATGGCGCAGGCGGGCACCGCTCCGGCTGCACCGGCTCCCGCCGCCCCGGCGCCGACCGTACCCTCCGCTCCGGTTCCGCCGGTCGCAGCAGCTCCTGCTGCTCCGCTGGCCGCCGGCGCGACGGTCGAGCAGGTGATGGCGGCCATCTCGGCTCGCAACACCGCCATCCGTACCGTTTTCGCAGGCTTCCGTGAGGTCAGCGGCGTCCAGGAACTGGAAGCCGAGTGCCTGGCCGATGCAGCGATCACCGAGGATGTCGCGCGCGGCAAGCTGCTGGCGAAGCTGGCGGCAGGCGGGCAGCCGCTGGCCGGCAACTTCAACTCCAGCATCACCGACGTGGTGCCGGAGGAAGACAACCAGCGCCGCGCCCAGGTCAATGCGCTGCTCGCCCGTGCCGGCGTGCTGACCGGCGCTGATGCCGACGCCGCCCGCAACGGGAATCCCTTCACCCACACCACGCTGATGGCGCTTGCAGAGCGCTCCCTGATCCAGGCGGGCGTGAACACCCGCAGCATGGACCGCGAGCAGATCGCGCGCCGCGTTCTCGCTGTGCAGACCACCAGCGACTTCCCCGTTCTGCTGGAGAATGTGCTGCACCGGGTGCTGGTTGGTGCCTACAACCTGCAGCAGTTCACCTGGACCCGTTTCTGCGCGACCGGCACGCTGTCCGACTACCGCGCGCACAGCCGCTACCACCTGTCTTCGTTCTCCGACCTGAAACCGGTCAATGAAGCCGGCGAGTATGAGAACGGTGTGCTGGGGGATGGCGAGGCCGAGACCATCAAGGGTGCCCGCAAGGGGCGCATCCTGCAGATCACCCCGGAAGTGCTGGTGAACGATGATCTGGGCGCGTTCGTGCGCATCACCACTGCGCTGGGTCAGGCCGCTGGCCGCACCATCGAAAAGGATGTCTACGACGTTCTGAAGCAGAACGGCGGCCTGGGTCCGGTCATGAGGGACGGGCACACCCTGTTCCACGCCGAGCACGGCAACATCACCGCCGGAGCTGCGGTCTCGGTCGACGCCTTCGACGCGATGCGCCAGCTGATGGCACTACAGATGGACCCGGGTGGCAACGACTACCTCGATATCTCGCTGTCGCGGTTCTTGGGCACGGTCGCCATGCACGGCCGCGCGAACCTGGTGAACAACAGCGAGTACGACCCGGACGTTACGGGTAAGTTCCAGGTGAACAACACCTCGCGCGCCACCTTCACCGACATCATCACCTCACCGCGCCTGGGTACTGGTAAGGGCTGGTACGGCTTCGCCGACCCGAATGTGGAGCCGGTGATCGAAGTCGCATTCCTCAATGGCGTGCAGACGCCGGTCCTGGAGCAGGAGACCAACTTCCGCACCGACGGCCTCAGCTGGAAGGTTGTCCACAAGTATGGCGTGGGCGCGGTGGGCTGGCGCGGCGCGGCCTTCAACCCGGGCGAGTAACCAACTATCCGGCTGCGGCTTTTCTGCCGCAGCCGTTGTCTCCCTCTCCATTCACGCAAGACGCCAACTGAGGACCATCGTCATGGCGAAGAACTACAAATTCCCGGGAGCGGTGATTGACATCGTCGCGGCATCCGCTCTGGTCAGCGGGCAGGCATCCATCGTCGGCCAGCTGCTGGCCGTCGCGCTGGTGGACATCCCCGCTGGCACCAAGGGCAGCGCCCAGATCGAGGGCGTGTTCGAACTGCCGAAGCTTGCCAGCGCCAACATTGCTGCCGGTGCTGGCCTCACCTGGGATGCCCAGGGCGGGCAGCTGATCGTCACCGGCGCCGATGCCGGCGACCTGGAGGGCTGCGCCGTGGCTATCGCTGCCGCTGGCAATGGCACCGCGACCGTGCTGGCAAAGCTGACCCCGGGCTCGGGTTCGGTGAAGTCGGCGTAAGTCTAGGCCGGCACCGCTCACATACGCCCAAGCGGCGTGAGCGGTGCCGGTTCTTCCAAAGCGACAACGGGGAATCGCATGAGCGCCACCAGCACGCCGCGCGGCGTACGCAACAACAATCCTGGCAATATCGACCGCACCAGCACGCCGTGGCAGGGTGAGGATCGGTCCGCCGCAGCAATCGCCCGCGAACAGCGCTTCTGCGTGTTCCTGACCCCGCAAGCCGGGTTCCGAGCCTTGGCAAAGACGCTGCTCACTTACCAGCGCAAGCATGGCCTGCGCACGGTGAAGGAGATCATCGGACGCTGGGCACCACCGGTGGAGAACGATACGGGCGCTTACGTCCGACAGGTTGCGGCGGCGGTCGGCGTGTCGCCGTTGGAAGTGATTCGCCTGGATAACCCTGTGACCTTGGGGCGACTCGCGACCGCCATTGCCAAACACGAGAACGGCGGCATGTACTGGAGTGCAGACGTGGTTGCTGCCGGCGTCGCCGAGGCGCTGAAGTGATCGGGGGCGCAGAAGGCTCTGGCGCGCCTTGGTGGCTGGCCGCCAGCGCAGTAGCGCTGTGGCTCCTCCGGGAAACGTGGGGTGCGGTTCTGGCGCGCCGCAAGGAGCGCACCGAGACCGATGCCAACGTAGATCTGCTCAACGGGCTCGTTGAGCGGGTCAAGTCGTTGGAAGCCTCTCAGGCGGAGGTGGTCAAGCAGTACAACGAGGAGGTTCGCTTGCGCATGAAGGCGCAAGAGGATGCTCATAGGTTGAGGCTTCGTGTCATCTCGCTGGAGTCCGCTCTCAAGCAGTTGGGGGTGGTCGTGCCTCCCGTCGAGGAGCCTGTGGCATGAACCGGGTGCTTCTGGCGCTGCTGCTTGGCTTGAGCGTGCTGGTCATTTGGCAGAGGGGTTCGGTCGCTCAAGCGCACCGGGCTGCCGACATCGCCTCCGCAGCGCGAGACAAAGCTCGCGATGAGCGTGATGCCGCTGCGACGGCACTGGCTGACGCGAATGACGTGCTTGCAGCGGAACGCGCAAACGCTCAAGCCGCCAATCACTTGGCGGCCACATATGAAAGGGAGAAGGACGATGCACAGAAAGCATCTGATCGCCTTATTGCTGATCTGCGCGATGGCAACCAGCGCCTGCACCAGCGCTGGCAAGCGACCGTCGCCACCGCCGAACTGTCCGCAGCCGCCGCTGCCGCCAGCCAGCCTGATGGTCGAGCCGACGACCGAATTGAGAGTGCGGGCCGAGCTGTTGGCGCCGCCGCCCAGTGCGACGCACAAGTGAGGGGGCTTCAGGCCTACGCGCTGCTCTGTTCGCGAGGTGCCCGGTGAACGAGCCCGATTTCCTCCGCGATCTGGATGTCACGTTGCACGCCGCCTTTACGCTGGCGGGCATGGCGTCGCGAGGTCGGTACACGGCCAAGGATGGTGCGGCAACCGAGGGTGTGCGTGCCTACGTGGAGCGGGACGTTGAGACCATCGGTGAACTGCGCCAGTTCAGGGCTGGGCGTGTGGAGATCGCGTACCTGCGTTCGGACGTAGCGCCTGACCAGGGCGATCGCTTCGAGGTGGTTTCGAGCGCGTTCGGTACGGAGGTCTTCGTCAATAGCAAGAAGATCAGCGATGACGGCTCGCAGAGCCGCTGGTTGGTGACCCGTGGCTGACCTGGCAGAGCCGCTGTCGTGGCAGCTGGTGGAGTTCCTGGCTGCTCGTGTCCGCCTGATCTTGCGCAGCAGTGGCTTCCGCACTGACATTGGTGCGGGCGCCGTGATCATCGATGAAACCGAGATCAGCGAGGACTGCACCGAGCCGGCAACGATCATCTCTGTCCGCCAGCTTTCGCGCAGTGGCGGCGGTGTGGCCCAGTCCAGCTCCGATGCGGCCATCACCATCGAGTTCGAAGTTCCGCGTGGCAGCGATGAAGCGAATCCCAGGCTGCTCGTTCATCGCGCGCGCCACGACCTGATCCGCGCCCTGACGTTCAAAGAGAAGTCGCTGCCGCTGGGGGTGACCAGCTTCGAGCTGCTGGAAACCCAGCTGGCGACCCTGGAGGACGATGCCGGGCATACAGCCGTAGTCGCTCAGATCACCGCGCGGGCTGGTCTGACCGAGACCTTTGAGCCCGTGTCCAACCCGTAAAGGAACCAGAACCATGGCACAGCCCAAAGTCCGTAAATTCGCAGGTGATCTGCGCTTCTGGGAGCACGGCGCCGAGGGCGTTCGCGTCCCCGTCATTCCCGAGCCCGCCGACAAGTTCGGCAACCAGCCCTTGGAGCAGTCGTCGCTGACCTTCAGCTACGAAGCCGGCGATTCGGTGGAGATCAAGAGCAAGCGCCGCGATGCTCGCTATCAGCAGATCATCCACAAGGATTCGAATCCGGGCGTCACCAACGTCTCGATTACCGCGCTGGAAGTGCCGCCGGCCTTCTTGGCTCGCATGCTGTACGGCACCCTGGTCAATACCACTGTGGCAGCCGGCTCGGCCAGCGCTGTGTCGGTCACTGTTGGCAGCGTGGATACCCCCGTGAAGCTGCCGCACAACTTCATCGAAGCAACGCCGGCGCCGGTGTTCAAGAAGGGCGCAGTGGACCTGGTGAAGGGTACCGACTATGACCTCGAACCCCGTCATGGTCTGCTGATTCCCAAGAAGGGTGGCGCGCTGCAGGCCGGTGATGTTGTGACGGCCGATTACAACTTCGATGCCTACTTGGAAACCGCAATCAGCGGCGGTACCACGCCGAGCAAGTCGTTCCAGGTCCTGGGCGACATGGAGGACCGCATCAGTGGCGACGAGGGCCTGCTCTCGATCCCCAATGTCGACCTGACCGTGGATGGCGACGTTGACTGGTTCAGCGACGAACCGATCCAGGTGACTTTGACCGGCCCGGTCATTTTCCAGGCCGGCGAGGCCGATCTCTACACCTTCAAGATCGCCGCGCAGTCGGCGGGCTGAGGCTGCCGGTGACCCCGGCGAGGGGAGGGCGCCGCGAGGGCGCCCTCCCGGTTTGAAACAGGAAGGGCATTGTGGCGTCCAATCGCAACAACAACTTGCTCAAGTACTACGTCAGCGGCAGGCGGGCAAAGGGCTTCCATGGTCTGACCGACCTGGCTGGCGAGGTGCTGAATCGATACGACCTGTCGGTGCAGCGGGCGTTTATTGGTCTGCAGCGCCGGGCTGGGCCGGCTACTGCGCAAGAGGTACGTGGCTCCTACAACATTCGCGCTTCTGCTCTGCGGGGGAAGTATCGCGTGGAAACGGGCGAGCGCGGCTACAGCACCGGCAAGCGCGGCAGGGACGACTTCCTTTCGATTTGGGCCAGCACGCGGCAGATCTCGCTGATCGAGTTCGGTGGTCGCTGGGCCGGTCGCAAATCCCGAGGTGCCACTGCCGGCATTGGCGTGGGCGAGTCGAAGACCTACGACGGCGCCTTCATCGCGACGATCAAGGGCCGCAGGGCCATCCGTGTGCGCGGCTGGGATCGGGCACAGCAGAAGCGCCACGGTCGAGGCCCGGTTCGCATCCTCCGAGGGCCCAGCCCGTTCGAGATGCTCTCGGGTGCGGATGGCAACAGCCGCGCCCTGGAGGCCCGTCGCCGGCTGATCGAGCGCTTCCACACCACCTACCTGACAGAACTGCGCCGCCAGTGGCGCGTCAACGGAAGCTCCAATGGCTGATCGGCTGGAAGAAGCAATTCGGGTCGTCATCGAAACGCAGGGCCGCGAAGGTGTTGACGAGCTGCGCGCGGCGTTCGGCGATCTGGGGGATGTGTCGGTCGAGACCGCTGGAAAGACGACGAAGCTGCTCGACTCGCTCACTGGGCTGAACGATGCGGCGGCGAAAGCGGATGCCTTTGACGGCATGCTGACCGAGCTCGCGCAGTTGGAGCAGCAGTTTGACGACAACCAGAAGGCCGCACTGGCGCTCAGCCTCAGCATCGGTGAGATGGACAAGCCCTCCCGCGAGGTGCTGGCAACCCAGCGGGATCTGCGTAAGGAAGGCGAGCGCCTGAAGAAGGCGCTCAACGAGCAATGGGAAGCCGTCGGCAAGGCCGACGACGAGCTATCTTCGCTCGGCGTCAACACCGCGAACCTGGCCGACCACCAGCAGCGCCTGCGCGTCGAGGTCGCCCGTAGTGCGGCAGCGCTCACCGAACAAGCCAGGGCCGCAGCGGCAGAGGCCGAGGCGGGCCGTCGTCGCAAACAGCAGATCGATGAGGCAGAGACGGCCTTCCGCAAGCAGGCCAACACCAGCAGGGCTGCGGCCAAGTCGCTGGCGGAGTATCGCGAGCGTGCCGACGACGCGACCGCCGGCAGTGCCGACCTGGCGTCGGCCACCGAGAGCACTGTCAGTTGGTTCGGTAAGCTGAAGGCTGTGGCGGCTGGCGCGCTCGCGTTTGTCGGCCTGAACCGGGTGGTCGATGGCATCAAGGCCATCGTGAAGGAAGGCAGTGACGCTGAGCAGGAGCTGTCGCAACTGGAGGCCGCTCTGCAGGCGACAGGCCGAAGCGGTGAATTCACCGCGCAAAGCCTGGCCGCAATGCGCAAGCAGCTCCAGAGCGGGCTCTTCGACGATGGACAGATCAGCGCGGCCCAGGTGCGCCTGCTGTCATACACCAATATCGTCGGAGAGCAGTTCCCGGCAGCAATGCAGATCACCATCGATCAGGCTCAGCGGCTGGGCATGTCGCTGGAAGGGTCTGCCGAGGTCGTTGGCAAGGCACTGCAGACGCCGTCGAAGGCGATGGAAAGCCTGAGCAAGCAGGGCTTCACACTGGATGACAGCCAGAAGGCGCTGATCAAGAGCCTGGAGGCCACCGGCCAGGTGGCAAAGGCGCAGGCCATCATCCTCGATCTGTTGGCGGAATCCTATGGCGGCTCGGCCGCCGCCGCGAAGGTTGGCACCATCGCCGGCCTGTGGAAGACGGCCACCGATCGCTTCAAGGATTGGAAACAGGAGGTCGCAGACCAGGGGGTACTGACCTACTTCAAGGAGCAGCTGAACATCCTTCTGGCGACGCTGGATCGACTGGCCGCCGATGGCAGCCTGTCTCGCTGGGCCAAGCAGACCGCTCAGGCCATCATCACCATGGCCGAGGCGGTGAAGGGCACGACGCAGTGGGTTGTGGACCATGCCCGCGTGATCGGCCTGATGGCTGCCGCATATGCGCAGTTCAAGATCGTGGGGGCCCTGCTCCAGCTGAACGCATGGCGCGCAGCCCTGATCGCGACCACGAATGCGCAGATTGCCAACAATGCAGCGGTCGCAAGCGGCAGCCGGGGTATCGGTCGGTTCGGCGCGTTGCTGCGCGGTTTGCCGAAGGCAGTCCCTATCACGGTGGCCGTGCTGGGATTGGAAGCGGCGATGGGCGGTCTGGACGTCCTCAAGACCGTGGCGCAGGACATCTGGAAGCAGCACGACCCGGCGCTGAAGCGTGCCGGTGAAGCGCAGCGGGCCTACATCAGCCAGGTACGCGATTCGGCGCTGCAGCTGCGTGAACAGGCAGTGTCCTTCGTTGCGTACCGTGACGTAGTCATCAAGTCGGCCGGGGAAGTCGCCAAGCTGGGCGAGGCGGAGCGGCAGGCATACGAGAAGCGTCTGTCCGGCTTGGAGCAGTACCTCACAGCGCAGGAAGGCTTCCTGCTGATGCAGCAGAAGGCCGGCGTCGCAACGGCGGAGCAGTTGCAGCAGCTGGGCCTGGTCACACAGAAGTTGCTGGAGGTGTCGACGGGCTTTGCGTCGCTCCGGGGTGGAGTCCAGACGGCTGCGGACGCGCTCATGAATGGAATCGGCCCGGCTGCCCAGCTGGTGGTGCAGCAGTTGGCTGGGATCGACGGGAACGCAAAGCTCGCGAAGGAATCGATCGGCAAGGTGTTCGAGGGGCTCAACTTTGCGGACACGGCGAGCCTCGAGGCGGTCGGCGCGGCATTGGGCTACATCGCCTCCCAGGGCGCCGCCGCAGAGCGGAATGTGCGTGAAGGGTTGCTGGAGACGCTGAAGAAGCTGTCCGGTGACGAGCTGCTTCGCTTCCAGGCTTCGGCCCAGTCGGCGTTTGAGGCTATGCCGCAAGGCGCCACCAATGCCGCAGCCGTGCTGCAGACCACGCTTGTTGCTGCAATGGAGCGGCTTGGTGTTTCCGCATCGCGCATGGGTGTCGGCTTCAGTGCGGGTGGCAAAGACGCGATCGCGGCGTTTGGTGCTGTGGCCGAGAGCGCCATCGCCACCGGCGTCCAGATCGAGGCGGCGTTTAAGGCCGCGCTTGGCAAGGTCGCGACGCTGGACGAAGCGCGCACGCTGGGCGCGCTGCTGGAATCGGCAGGGCGGCAGGGTAAGGTCGGCTTCGATGCGGCCGCGCGCTCAGCCGCAGCGCTGAACGCTCGCATCCGCGAAATTCAGGTTGCCATCGATCCGCTGGCCGACGAATTCGCCAGGCTTGGCATCCAGTCCCAGGCGTCGCTCAATGCGACGCGGGACGCCGCCAAGAGCGCCTTCGAAGCGATCCGTGACGGCGCGGCTAGGGGCAAGGCATCCGTGGAGGACGTGCGTCGAGCCTTCCGGGCATATGCCGATGCAACCCGCGCTGCAGCTGCGGACAGCGACCAGTGGCGCCGGGACAACGTCGATAGCCAGCTCGCAGTGCAGGAATCGATCTACGACACCGAGCGCAGCATGCAGCGGCTGGGTGATGTGAGTGACGTGGCAATGCGCCAGCTGCAGGACGGGGCCAGCCGCAGCCGGGAGCGGCTGGACGAGGTGCGCCAGAGCGCGGGAGGTGCGGCGGACCAGGTTGACCGGGTAGGGAGTAGCTCCGAACGAATGGGCAAGCAGATGGGGCAGGCCGGGGCCGCTGCGCAAGGAATGGCGTTCAGCATTGGCGAGGTCTCCGAATCTGCATTGCAGGCAATGCGCAAGCTCAGCGGGCCCAACCCGCTTGTGCAGTTTGCCAATGCGCTGAACCGGGTCACTGAGCAGCGCAAGCAGCTGGCTGAGTACAAGGCAGAGCTTCAGGCGACCGCCGAGGCGGAGGACGAACTCTCCAAAGCAGCGAAGGAGCGGCTGGCAGGACAGTTCGACTACGTGGGCAAGGGCGAAATCGCAGAGGTGGCGCAGTTGGAGGCCCAGGTCGTGCGGCAGCGGCAGCAGCGAGACCAGGAGGCCGCTGCCGCGCTCGCCGAGCGCCGCAAGCAGGCTGAAGCTGAGGCAGAGGCGCAGGCGAAGGCGGACGCGGCTCGCATCGGCAGCAACGGCACCAACGAGCAGGTCATTGTCATTGACTGGAAGCTGCCTTCGAAGGAAGTGGTGGCCGGCGCCACCGCAGCCGAAGTGCAGCAAGCGCAGCGCCTCGCGGGCCTCGTCGCTCCGTTGGTCCTGCGGCAGGTTCAGCAAAGCAGGGCCGTTTCCGTTCGGGGGCGTAGCTGATGACCCGCATCGTTCTTGCTGGAATCGAACTGCCGGCTGACCTCCAGTGGACCGATGAGTTCACGGCCTGGAAGGTTGGGCAGCAGGCGCGTACAAGCCTGACGGGTGCCTTGATCGTCCAGGAGTCTGCGCGACAGGCCGGGCGGCCGATCACGCTTCAGACAACCCGGGACGGTGCTGCCTACGTCGGCGTCGTCAGTCTTCCTGTTCTACGGGCGCTGCAGGCCAGTGAGAGCGAGGCTCGCCTGGCGCCGCTGGATCTGGTCATGCCGGCCCACAACAGCGGCGAGCGGTCATTCCAGGTCCGGTGGCGCCGTACGGATGGGCCGGCCATCGAAGTCGATCCCACCCGCTTTGCTGTCCCCGCGCTTGATGCGGACCTTTTCTCCATCACCCTTCGCCTCATGACGGTCTGACCAATGACGATCCTTGCAACCGATATCAAGATGCGCCAGTCGCAGCGCCTCACCGACAACCCCGATGGCGGCGGCCGCATGGTCCAGGCCGAGATTGTCGACGGAGCCATGAACAACCTGTTCCCCGACATTGGTGATGAAGAGCGGACTACGGGCCGTTCGACGCTGCGCAAGATGTTCGTGCACGTGGACACGCCCGGCCCGGACGTGCTGAAGGATGCGATCGCTGTGCTGATCGACCCACCATCCGATCCGCGCGTGACCGTGACCATGTTCGCTACCGGCTCCTACAGCGACGTGCGCCTGGACGCGAAAAACCGGGTGGAGAGCTACATCACCCGTGGCACCGAATCGCGGTTCATCCTGCTGGGCGACCACTTCATCGGCCAGATGACCATCCAGGTCTACACCACCAAGGACGCGCCTAGCCCGGACATCAACGACAACCTGAGCCTGCTGACGTTGGGTGCCTCGGGCCGCGATCCCGGCGAGCAATACGTGCGGGTGAAGAATGTGCTTTCTCGGACTACGCGGACGTTCACCGATGACCAAGGCGCTTTCGAGCGCGATGTGCTGGTGATCGAGCTGGTGAATGCGCTCCTGCTCAACTTCTACGGGCAGGAGGTCATCCGCTACTCGGCCACGAAGCCGGCTACCCGCGTCTATGAGACCAACGTTGTCGACGCCACCAGCTACCACAGCGTGAAGCGGCTTATCGCAGCGGGGAAGCCCGGTGATCTGTCTGTGCAGATCGACTCGCCCTATGTGCCAATTGTCCCCACGTCCACCGCAGAGACCGCCGTGAGCGATGTCCTGGCTGGCATGGGCACCCTGAGCCACGTTCCTTCTGGGCCGGCCAACAGCCTGGCGCTTAGCTTCAGCAGCACGTTCGCGGCAGGTGTTGCTGTTACTCGCTTCCTCGGCACCGGCATGGCTGTCGGGAGCGTGAAGGTGCTGGTGGGCAGCATCGAGCTGACGGATGACGGCACCGGTGGACTTGCCTCTGCAGCGGTCACGCCGTGGACGGGCTCCGTCGACTACCAGACGGGTGCAGTGTCGCTTGTTCACTCCACCGGCGTGGGCAGTACCAGCATCAACATCACCGCAACCCCGGCCGGCACCATCCCCATGCAAGGCTTCACCGATGAGATCGGGGTGACCCAGAACAACCAGGGCATGGTCTGGCTGGCCCAGTTGGAGCCGCTGCCGGCGCCTGGCACTGTCGTGGTGGACTACCGCGCGCTCGGCCGCTGGTATCGCCTGACCGACAACGGTCGTGGCCAGCTCGTTGGCAAGCCCGGGCAGGGCAGCGGCACCATCAACTACATGACCGGCTCGCTGGTGCTGACCACCGGTGCGCTGCCCGACCTGGACAGCAGCATCATCAGTGCTTGGGGCACATCGATCATTGCCGAGGCCCGTGCGGGCGACACCAACATCAAGCCACCCTCACTGCGGTTCATGCTGGGCAATGCCGGTGCCGCGCCCGGGACCGTGCGCCTGACGGTGCGGGTGGGCGGCGCGGATGTGAACGTGGTCGACAATGGCGTCGGTGGCCTGCTCATCGCCGGACAGCTTCGCGGCTCGGTCGCCTATGCAACGGGCGAGTGCCTGCTGCAGCTGGATACGCTGCCCGACGCCAATAGCCAGGTGGCGGTCAACTACGACTGGGGTGAGCCGCTCCATGCCGCGCCGCAACCGGTGCCGGATGGAAACGGCCTGGTGTCATTCACGCTGCCGCAGGGGCCGGTCAAGCCGGGCTCGGTGATGTTGGACTGGGTCATTACCGTCATGCGGGACGCCTACGATCTGGCCTCCGCTCCGCAGCCCATGCGCGTCATCGCCAAGGACGACGGCAACGGCAACCTGGTGGCGGTCTCGGTGGGCGACACTGCCGCCACCACAGCGCTGGGGGCCATCAATTACAGCACCGGCGCAGTGAGCCTGCAGGCCGGAAAGTTCACGGTTCGTCAGGTGTCGTACCCGCAGTACGAACTGCGCTCGGGGCGGTTGAAGGTGGTGGGCTATGGCCGCGTGGACGTGCTGGCGCAGTTCTCCGCAGGCACGCTCGTGTCGGTCGGCTGGACGCTGGCCGGTGCGGGTACGGAATCGGCCGAAGAATCGTTACCACTGCCGCCGGTGTCCCTGCAGCTGACGCCAACCATCAGCGACAGCATCGTGCCCGGCAGCGTCAGGTTCAGCTTCCGTGGTCGGACCTACGTGGACCGCAGTGGCGGTCTCTACCACACGGTCGATCCTCTGACCGGGGCGGGTGTCTACGCCGGCACCATCGACTATACCGCTGGTGTGGTGAGCTTGATCCAATGGCTGGCCGGTGGCGCCAACAGCGTGCAGATTCAGTCTCTGCTGACGCGTATCGGTGACCCGGGCGTTGCCAACAGCTTCTTCCGCGCGCCGGGCTCGCCACTGCGGCCGGGGATGTTCACGCTGCGCGCCAACTGCTTGGACGGCGAGCTGCTCACGGCGACGGCTGATATTAATGGCGTGATCTCCGGTGCGCAGATCCGCGGCACGGTGGACTGGGAGAGTGGCGTCGCCAAGGTGCAGTTCGGCCAGTTGGTGCCGGTGGCTGGAAATGAGGGGCAGCCCTGGTTTGATCCGGATCTAGTCGAGGGCGACCAGATCTGGCGCCCGGCGCTCGTGCTGGCCGGCTCCATCTACATGGGGGCAGTCGTCTACCGCTCGATCCCGCTGTCGGAGGTCGTCATCGGCCTCTCGTCGGTTCGGCTCCCGAGCGACGGGCGTGCCCCGGCCTTCAAGCCCGGACAGACGGTCCTGATCCACCACACCGCCAAGCATGTGGTGCCCTCGCCGCAGGCGAACCAGACCGTTTCCTTCGGCCGTGGGCGGGTGGCAGCCATCGAGGTCCGGGATTCGCTGGGCGCGCCGGTGGATGCGGCGTGGTTTGTGGCTGACCTGGACGCGGGCACGCTGAAGTTCAGTGATCCGCTGAATCTTGCTGCCCACACGCTGCCCATCACGATCAGCGAGCGCGTTGAGGATCGGCGGCTGGTGGTGCAGCCGCAGATTACGGGCGAGATCGAGATCAACACGGGGCTGACTCATGACTATCCGGTAGGTGAGGCGATGATCAGCACTGCGCTGCGGCTGGGTGAGGCCAACGGCTCGCTGGATCTGCAGGCGCGTGTGGTGAACCTGTTTGATCAGGCCGCCTGGTCAAACGTTTGGGCGGATTCGCCTTCAGGCAGCGTGGCGCCGGGCACCTACAACGACACCGACTATCCCCTGGTGGTGACCAATGCGGATGCGATTACGGAGCGCTGGGCTGTGCGGTTTACGTCCGCAACGCAGTTCGAGCTCATTGGTGAAACGGTGGGCGTGATCGCGACGGGCAGCACGACGGCAGACTTGGTCCCGGTAAACCCACGGACGGAACAGCCGTACTTCGTCATGCGCAAGGAAGGTTGGGGTAGCGGGTGGTCAACCAACAACGTGGTCCGGTTCAACACCGTCGGCGGACTGGCGCCGTTATGGCTTATCCGCACCACCCTTCCGGGTACCCCCGAAGGCGCTGCTGATTCGACGCGAATTCAGGTGGTTGGCAATGTGACAGGAGAGCAGTCTTGAGCTTGATCCCCTACATGTATCGCAGTACTGACGCTGGTGCCCCACAGCTTACCGGTCAAGCTGGCGCACTGGCCGCCATACTGGATGCCGTATTGGTTGATGGTTACGGCGTAGGCTCTGCAGCCAAGCCGCCCCTTGGCTGGTCGAAAGAGTTCTCTGGCGTCAATCAGCGCGTGTATAGAAATAGCGTCAGCACGGGATCGGGCTACCGCCTCAGAGTCGACGACACGCCCGCGCAGTACGCGCTGCTGCGGGGCTATGAAAAGATGACCTCGCTGAATTCTGGCAGCGGCTTGGTCCCCGATACTACTCAGAGCGCGAACGGTTGCCTGTGGATCAAATCGAGTTCGGCCAATGCCACTGCGCGCCCGTGGTTCGTGATTGGCAATGAGCGCTGCTTCTACCTCTTCATGCAACACAACGGGGGCGGTGCCAACTTCGAGCTCGCCTATTTCGCGGGGGACATAATCAGTTACGCACCCGCTGATCAACACTGTTTTGCGCTTACCCAGAATGGTCTCAGTAGCTATAGCTCGGGCTATGGTGCGAGCTATACGTTCATTCCGATGACTTCGAACTGGGACGCTGTTCCGACGGCGAGCAATGCAGCCCTTTACGTGGCGCGGGCATACACTGGGGCAGAGGGCGCGGCGATGCTTGGGGCTGGCACCGGTGCGGTAGTGGGAATTCGGTGCGTCTGGGGGGGCGCCAGTGGCAACTCGTACTACGACGTTCCTGCTCCGATTAATGGTGGCGTGATCTCGCTGCCTGGGCTGCTGCTGGAAGGGAAGTACCGTTTGCGAGGGCAGTATCCGGGTCTGCTGGTGCCTGTCGCAACGAATGCGTACGGGGACATGGTCGAGATGGAGGGTTGGCTGCTGTCCAAGCGGCACTTGGCATTTGCTGGGAGCCAGTACTTGGGAGAGGTCATTTTCCAGCTCGGACAGGAGTGGACCTAATGGCCCTACTGCATCGCCACCTCAGGTTTTTTACCGCTCCACCGTTCGATCTTGGCGGTAGGTGCTACGTTGCAGGAAAGGCGCCCGATCCGTCTGATCCGTCGTCGATCGATGGCCGCTTTCGGATGGTAAATGTCCCCTCCGTTGGTCGTATCGTCGTACTTGAGCGCTCAACACTACGAGTCGCTGGCACCACGTTGAGTCGTGCTGATGGAACGTGGCGTATCGACGGGCTTTCTGGGAAGCGGGAGTTCCTGGTCCTGGGGCTGGACGATCAGGGCCGGTACAACGCGGCTGTCCAAGACTGGGTGCTGGCGGCAGAGGCGTGATGCGCGCCGTAAATCCACACCATCTCTCGATCAACCTTGGTCCACGGTTTTCGGGGACGGGGCAGGGCGTTGGGCTGAATCTGGGTGTCGAGTGGGATGACGATCTGCCCGAGCCTGTCGTCCGCGGTATTCGTCGGGCTGCCTCGCTCCAGTGGCAGCAGCCGCGCGTCGGGGCTAAGACCGGATTGATGGGCTGGGGACGGGCTGCTGGCATCGCTGCGTCTGCCCCCCTGCCATGGGACATTGCCGCTACGTTACGCCGACAAGTCAGTGCGGGTTGGGGGTTGTCGGCGCTGCTGAGCGGGGAGGGACAGTTATGCTGGCGTAACGGCACGCGTCGCATTCGTGGGTGTAGCAGCCTTCTGTGGCAGTTCCAAGGATTGGTGGCGAGAAGCCTCGCAAGCCCTTGGCACGCGAAGGTTGCGCAGGCGCGTAGGCAGGGGGCCCTTCCGTGGGTTGCGCAGCAGACGGCCGCTGCTGCGCTTTCGTTTAGATGGGGCAATCTCGAGGTCGACGTGGCGACCTCTGTGTTTACCCCTTGGAGACACCCTGACGCGGGCCGTCGGGCGGCCAAGCTGCCCTGGGGGCCGGCGGCGCCGGTTTCGTGGGGCATCCGGCCAAGACCTGATCCCGAGCCTCCGCCCGAACCTGGTACGGCAGTGGCTGGTGATCGTGTCGGGCTGAACCTGGGGTGCTTGGCGCTGGGCGTCGCAGGGTTTGCACCTCTCAATCTCGGAACCTCGGCGTGCTACGTGGTGCGCCCTCAACGCAGGACCTATGTCGTGATCAACGCCGTTTCCTTCGTTCGGCTGCCGGACCGGACCCCTATTGAAGTGACCAAGCTATCGCTCAGTTCCAGCCGCAGCGCGTGGGGGTGGACCTTCGATATCGAGCTGGCCGACCCGAGGCAGCTGGAGCTGCTAAAGCCAACCGCAGCAGGGCCTCGGCAGTTCGAAATTAACCTCAATGGCTACGTCTGGACAGGCATCATCGAGAGCTTCCAGAAACAAAGGGAGTTCAGTGGCGGTGGCGTGCGCCTGAGTGGTCGTTCACGCACTGCGCTGCTGGCCGCGCCGTATGCGCCGGCCCGGGTGAAGGCCACCACGGAAGAGCGGAGCATGGCGCAGCTGGTGGCCGAGGAGCTGGCCGATACCGGCTTCACTAGCACGTACGACACCGTCGACTGGACCGTGCCAGCAGGTGCCTGGTTCTATGACGCCAGCACGCCGCTGGACGCCATCAGCGCGCTCGCCGAAGCGAGTGGGGGTGTCGTCCAATCGGACCCCGCCGCGCTCGCCATGCGTGTGCGGGCGGCCTATCCGGCGAGTCCTTGGGATTGGCGCACCACCCAGCCGGACCACGTGCTGCAGGAGGACATAGTGCTGACTGAAAGCCTGCAGATGCGCAGCGCGCCGCTGTACGACGCTGTCGTGGTGACGGGTGAGCTGGCAGGCAAGGGCGTCACGTGCAAGGTGCGCAAGTCGGGAGAGGAGGGGCGCCTCTATGCCCAGCAGGTCAGCAGCCCCTTGATCACCGTGCCGGCGGCGGGCGCGGAGCGGGGCAGGAACATCCTGTGCGATCGCGGAGAGCAGGCGGCCGTCGACATGACGGTGCCGCTGTTCGCTCAGCCGCTCAAGGCCGGGGAGGTCGGGCTGCTGTTGCCGCTGGATCTGGTTGAGGTGGTCGGTGCCGATGGCACCTGGCACGGCCAATGCGAGTCGCTGCGGATCGAAGTGTCTGCCGACGACAGGGCCGTGGTGATTGAGCAGACAGCAACCCTGGAGAGGCACTACACCGATGCGGACTGACCTGTGGGATCAATTCGGCGACCTGGTCGGCGGCAGCCCGAGGCTGATCGCTACTGTCACCGCGCACAACTCCGATGGCACCAGCAGCCTGACCACCTATGACGGCGTGCAGATGCGCGCCTTCGGCCAGCTCCAGCTGGCCCTCCCCTACAACGTGTGGGTGCGCGCGGGGAGGTTGGTCGAAGCGGCGCCCAACCTTCCGCTCTACGAACTGACCGTCTAGCGAAACAGGGCGCTGCCCAGATGCCGGCAAGCATCCAGGCAGCGCCGCAACACAGGTGATCTCAGCACCTGGCATTGGCCGTGGCCCTGCCGCCCTCGCGAGAGCGGCGGGATTGTCGGCTTCCCCTATCGCAAATACTGAGAACCCATGCCCAAGCCCATCATTTCCTGGCCGGGTGGCAAGCGCCGCCTACTGAAACACCTCTATCCGCACTTCCCAACACACGACTGTTACGTCGAGGCCTTCGCCGGCGGCGCCGCGTCGCTGCTGATGCGGCCGTATCCGGCCCAGATGGAAGTGCTCAACGACATCAATGGCGAGCTGGTGTCCCTCTACCGTTGCGTGCGCCATCACCTTGACGAGTTCGTGCGAATGTTCCGCTGGTCCTTGGTTTCGCGGCAGATGTTTGAATGGGCGCAGATGGAGCGGCCGGAGACTTTGACCGACATCCAGCGCGCAGCACGCTTCTACTACCTGCAGAAGCTTGCCTTCGGGGGCAAGGTACAGGGGCAATCGTTTGGTGTAGTGACTGCGGGCGGTCCGCGATTGAACCTTCTGCGCATCGAAGAGGAGCTGAGCGCTGTGCATCTCCGATTGGCGAACACCGTGATCGAGTGCCTGCCATGGCAGGACTGCGTGCGCCGCTACGATCGGCCGGGAACGCTGTTCTACCTCGATCCCCCGTATTGGGAAACGGAGGGTTACGGCGTCGAGTTCCCCTTCGCGGAGTACGAGGCCATGGCCGAGCTGATGCGCTCCTCGGCAGGGCGCTTCGTGGTCTCGATCAACGACCACCCTGAGATCCGTAAAGTGTTCGCAGGCTTCGACCTGGTGCCGCTGCAGCTTGACTACACCATCGGCGGCGGGCAGGGGAGAGGGAAGAAGTTTGGAGAGCTGATCATCAAGAGCTGGGACGACTGCCAGGCCACCCTACTGTAGGAGCTACGCAACTTGCTGGAGCAGGTCCTCGCGATTGTTGCGTGGCGTGTTGACGGCGCGGCTGACCCTATACGCCTCCATGGACGGAGGCGAGCTTGCCAGCAGCATGGCCATGGCGTCGTCGGTGCTGGCGGCCATCCACTCATCGATCTGTCCGGCCTGCAGCCACACCGGCATGCGGTCGTGGATGTCGGCCGACACGCCGCTGCTGTCGCCGGTGATGATGGTGAAGGTGCCCAGGTTGCCGTCGGGCAGTAGCGGGCTGGTGTCCTCCCATAGGCCGGCGGCCAGTAGCGGCCCGGTAGCGTGGATGAACCAGGGGTCTTTCTTCCCGTCCTCGGGGCTGACCGACCACTCGTAGTAGCCGGCCATGGGGATCACGCAGCGGCGCTTCTTGAACGCCGACCGGAAGGCGGGCTTCGTGGCCACCGTCTCGATGCGGGCGTTGATGGTCGAGCCCTGCAGGCCCTTGGCCTTGGCCCAGAACGGCAGCAGGCCCCACGCCAGCCGGGTGACCTGCCGGCCTTCGCCGTGGTCCAGGATCACCGAGGCGCGCTGTGTCGGCGCGAGGTTGTAGCTGGGCTGGATCTCGGCCAGGCCGGGGGCAAGGTCAGTGAGCCCCGGCTGGCCGAAGTCGATCACGGGGAGCTGAACGAATCGGCCGCACATGGCAAGTCAGGCCGGCATTGCTTGGGGTAGCGTGTGCCCCAGAACGTGGTCGCACTCAACCAGGCGAGCGTTGCTGACGGCCTGACGCTCGCCGCATCCGGCGCACGCGAGTAGCGTGCCGCCTGGCATGGTCTCCAGCTGCGGCGCCTTGGAATGGGTGATGTGCTTGCAGTGGTTGCAACGGACGCTGATTGCGCTGACTCGGTGGAGGTTGCCATCGCGGTCGCGTACTGCATCTAGATCGAGAACGTAGAAAAGGCCTGTATCGGGCATTGCGGTTTACCAATAATTTTGGGGGATGCTGCCCTGATCGCTGCCTCCATCTTGTGACGACCGTCCGCATTCAGCATCACGCCTTCCTGAATTGTTGTGCAAGGCGCCGCTACCTCACTTAAACGTTCCCAAGCGTCTGGTAGGGTCGTGCCTCATCAAGGAGGTGCGCAATGCCCATCAGGGCGGTTGTATACGTGAGCAGTGCCGGCGAGGAGATCGCCGGCGACAAGCTGGGCCTCTCCAACGGAAAGCTGGATCAGATTGTGGACGACGCGGCCCGGTTCAACCGTAATGCTGGGGTTACGGGGGTGCTCCTCTTCGATGGCGAACGCTTCCTCCAGTACCTGGAGGGGCCGGAAGACGGGCTTTCGGTGTCCTATTCGCGCGTCCTGGGCGCCAGCAGCCACAACGGTATTGTCGAACTGCAGAGGGGCAGGGTGGGACAGCGCCGCCTGCCGTTCTGGCCGATGAAGTGGCTCCCGGTAGAACCGTCAGAGCTCAAGCGCCTGGCACGCGCCGACTGGACCCGATTCAATCAGCGCGGCGATGCCGACGACGCCAACGCTACGGCCATGGACCTCTTGGCCGCGTTGGTCGAACCGTACGCCGTTGCCGCCTAGGTGTGCCAAGTGGGCTCTATGGCGCTAGCATGGCCCTGGAGCCCCTGACCGAGATGGCCGAACTGGATCATGGAAGAGTTGCCAAAACGGAATAAGAAGCACCGCCGCAAAGACGGCTTCCCTTGGAAGAGCCTCATCGCCGTGGTGGTGATCGTCAGCGTTGTCCTTGCCGTAGCCGAAATGGCACGGATTGACCGCGAGTATCGGTTGCAAGCGAATCGCCAAGCGATTGAGGCCCTAGAAGGCGTGACCCAAGATCCGGCGTTTCAGGTAAGACAGGCGCTGGAACGGGCTCAGGCCAGCGACGCGGCCTTGAGAGAGCAGGTCAAAGAAGAGTCGCGAGCTACGACCGAAGAGAATTGAAGGGCCATGTTGCATCAGGCTGGAAGCGCCTAAGCCTCGCCGCGCCGGCACAGAGTCGAGTCAGGCTCGACCCTCCGATTCGGGCAAATCGACGATTTTGTCAAATCGCCGATGCGTGGCTTAACAATTGCCCTTCCGCAATGGAGCTGAGCTCAGCTCGGCTCTGCCCGAACGATTCAGGTAGGTCGCCGCCGCGTTCGCAGGATCTGCGACGGCCGGTCGTATCCTTCCGGCCATGCTTCCCTCGCACAGCTACCAAGGTTTCCGCACCGCCCCGATCCCCTCTGGCTGGGTCCAGACCGGTGAGCGCTGGGCGCTCTGGTACAACGGCCGCGAGACGGCCAGCGTCACGCCTGATGACGGTCCCGGAGTTAGGCTATGGATGGAAGGCCAGAAGATGTGGCAGGTGAAGGAAGTGCGCGCCGCCAGCGTCCGCCAGGCGAAGCGCTACGCCGAGCGCTGGTGCGCAGCACGTCTGTATCCCGAGCTGCCTCTGCGTGAGGCCGTCGCCCGGCTGACCGACAGCACGCCGATCCAGTTGCGCCCTCCACTGCCCGGCCTGCCGCCGACCCGCGAGCAGCAGCAACAGGCTCGACGCCTGGCCGAGGCCGGAACGAAGGAGGTCGAACGGATCAAGGCGGCACTCGAACCGCGCAAGCCGCCAGCAGAGACGAAGCCCCGAGCGAGGGACATCCGCAGCAAGGCATGGGTGAGGGCAGGGCTTCGCGATCTACGCGGCTGGTGACGGGGAGGTTCCCGAATACACCATTCCTGCCCCTTGCAGGACTAGGCGCTTTCCCGATGGCCTCCTGAATTAAACTCAATCTAAGTTGTTGACTACAATGCACAGTCCGCCAGCCTTCTAAGCCGGCGGTTACAGGTTCGATTCCTGTCGGGCGCGCCATTGAAATCAGTGACTTACGTGTCTAGCCGCCAGCACGTCCTGAAAATCGTCCTGAAAATTTCCGAAATTGGTGTCAAAAGACTTGACACCATCCTCGCGTGCAGCAGATACAATACGGTCGTTTAGACAACTTCTTAACGATCAGGAACTTCGATGGCCATGCAGAACAAGTGCGTTGACGTCACTACGTTTCGTGCGCCTGTTGCCCGCAAGGAGCGGACCGAGAAGCTGGCAACGTCCGCCGAGGCTATCGCCCAGGCGCTGTACCGCAAACCGTCTCAGAATTTCAGCACGCAGAGCGCTCTAGCCGCCTTTGCTGGTGTTCGCTCGCGACGGAGCTGATCCGTCGCTTAGCCATGCAGGGGGCGTGGTTTGGCGGTATCTATGTCGCGGGCTTTGCACGCCCAGCTTATCGATAGTGGCGTCCAGCCCGAAGCGTTTGCTCGGGAATTCGCTCTGTGGAAGGCTGGTTGGCCCAAGAACGAATATTCTCACGAGCTGTTCGGCAAGGATGGCGCTTACGTGGCGCCATCTGTCGATGGTGAGAAATATCGCTTGCGGCATGTGCATATTGTTCCGTTCAATGACCCGCAGGCGCGCAAGCGTTGGTTTGGTGCGCTCCGCCGTTTTGGCCGTAAGACCAGTGACCGTCATTTGGTTTATGTAGCTGATGACAAGGGTAATTTCGGGTTGATCTATATTCTCGAAGAACCCGACGCACACCGAATCGCATTGATGAAAGGTGCGCACGAGCGAGAGATCATGAAAGGGTTCGCGCTTGTTGCCGAAAACTTCCTGTGGGACGGCTCTCTCGATGAGGATTCGTAATGGAGTACGGAGGGGTCAATGACGGCTGAGGTCGCAGTTCTCAATTGCACGGGTGTTGCTCTGGCGGCCGACAGTGCCGTAACCGTTGGTTCCCAGAAGATATACAACTCTGCAGTTAAGTTGTTTGCTCTTTCCAAGGTGGCGCCAGTCGCGATCATGGTTTATGGCAACGCTGCCTTGTCGGGGGTGCCATGGGAAATCATTATCAAGGAGTACCGTCGGCGCATCGGTGCGGTGCAGCTGTCAACTCTGGAGGATTATGTTTCGGGGTTCGTGGAGTTTATCCAGGGTAGCCCGGTGCTGTTTAACGACCAGGGGGATCAGCTTTGGCTCTACGAGCGAACTGACGAGATTCTTGGGGAAGTTCAGAAGGCATGCCTTACCCAGCTTCAGGAGCGTCTTACTGAAGTGGACGGGGTAGGGCTTGACGAAGATGAGGTTGTGGCTATCTTCAAGCAGGTCTCGGCAGAGTGCTTGTCCAATATTAAAGGTTGGCCAGCGCTCGATGTGCCGAAGGATGTGATAGCGCGCGTTAGGCCGTGGATAAGGCAGATTGTTAGCGGAATCGGTAAGGAGCGTTTTGGCGATCTCTTTGGTCCGCTCTCCAGGACCCTCAATCAGATCGCTCTACAAGCATTTGGGCGAATGCTTTTCCCTGGGCCATCATCTGGAATTGTCATTGCTGGGTACGGCGAGGATGAGATTTACCCATCCATTAAGACTCTTGAGTTTGATGGTGCCGTACGGGGATTTGCCCGCTTTAAGGTTACTGAGAGCAGGACAAAGAAGATCACCCCCGGCGGCAATACGGCCTCCATCATTGCGTACGCACAAGAAGATGTGGTGGCAACGTTCATGGAGGGCATGAACCCTGCCGTGGGCCAATTCATTGACACCAGTTTGACGCAAATTTTCTCTGCCCTCCCTGATGCTCTGCTGTCAGGTATGGGCGTTGACGACGCAGGCCTCCGTGAAGCACTCAGCGGCATCTGTACGAATATTAAGAACGGATTTATCGAGAGCGCCGGTCGTCACCGCTTCGCCGAGCATGTGTCGCCAATATTGGACATGGTGACGGCACTGCCCAAGGACGAGCTCGCCGGAATGGCGGAGTCTTTAGTGAACTTGACAGCATTCAAGCGTCGAGTGACGGGAACTCTTGAGACCGTCGGTGGTCCAATTGATGTGTGCGTCATCTCTAAAGGAGATGGCCTCGTCTGGGTAAAGCGGAAACACTATTTCCCTGCTGAGCTTAATGTGATGTTCCATCAGAATTATATGCGTGATGTCCAAGGTGGCTCGCCATGAATCGAAGAAAAAAGGTGAATGTGGTGAAGGGCGATATGGAGAGATTTCACACGCTGGCTGAGGTCAGTAAGCACTTCAGTTTGCCTGAAGTCGAGGTGGATGTTTCCATCAATTCCAAGTCGGACTATCCGCGAATTCGGGATGCGCTACAGACGTTGATTGTTGCCGCAATAGAGAAGGGTAAACCAGCTGTCAATTCGCAAAAGAGGCGTGCGAAGGCTGGCTAAAGCGCCACTAAGCTGATGTGTGCTTGGCGCTTTTCAATCGACAGCCATAAGGGGGCGCGCAGCGACCACAGTAGATCTCTACCTATGGTTCTGCGGCCCACCCTTAGTTTTACCGATGGCCTATCGCCTTGCGGATAGGCCTTTGCGGTTCATCAACGCTTCGCTGGCGCTGGGTGCAAAGAGGCCTATGCGATAGACGAGTGCCTGAGAGTAGTCCTGATCAATTGATCGGGGCTCAGAGGGGATGGGTTCGTATCCCGCCTTCTTGCATAGTCGGAGAAATTCTTCTACTAGCCCAGTGAGATTGGAGTTGTCGAGCCGATGTGCGAGTGAGTTTCGAATCTTGTTTAGGGTTAGGGTCGCCGTCCACACTTCGGTAGGCCAACTTGGTCCGGACAGGGCTTGGGCTAGCTTAACTTTTAGATTGAACGGCACTTGCACACCATGAAGCGCGGCTGCGTTGAGCAACTTTCGGTCGATGTAGTCGTCCAGCTGTTCTTCAACTAGCAGTTGGCCCTTAAGGGTTACAAGCGTCACGTCGAATGCCTTCGGCATATGCTCAAGCAGTCTTTGTAAGACTGGATGCGTCGTATCGGTCATGTCCCTGACTCGGCTACTGTCGGTAGTGAGTGATCATAGATGTTCAGCATCGAATCTGTGACGTGGCCGCTCGCTTCCTTCTTGTTGCCCTTAGTGTCGGTAACGCCGCGATGCTTCAGGCCGTGTAGAGCAGCGCTCGCTCTCTGCGATGATTCCATCCCTGACCGCATTGCGCATGAATCGTCCCCAGGCGGTGTGCCAGCCGTGGGCGGTGAGCATTTGCCCGTCTTCGCTGACGAACAGAGGCCGCATCTTGGGCGACAGGGGCGCATTGAACTGAGTGATGCCGCGTTTGGCCCAGATGGCAGCACGGCGATCCTGCAGCACCTGGATCGCGAGTTCAGTTTGCTCACCCTTGCGCACCAGGTTGTCGCGACTGCCTTTGCGGCGGTTGGTCTGAAGGACTTCTCCCTCCACGTGGTGGTCGGTCAGCGTCCGAACTTCGATGCCGCGCAGACGCGCCTGGTAGGCCAACTCCATCGCCGCCCATAGGTAGACTGGCAGCGATCCTTTCGCGCGCGCGCCGCGCTCGCTGCAACGACGTGCGTAGTCCTGGACTCGGCGGAAGACATCACGCTCCGGCATGCGGTGATCGCGCTTCTCCTTCACCTTTTTGATGCCGGCGGCGGGGTTGGTCGTTACATGGTCATGCTCGCGTGCCCAGCCGAAGACGCGGCGCAGGTAGCTGAGCCAGTGGTTCGCCTTGGTCGGGTATCCGGGAATGGCTGCATCACCTGGCTTTGTGCCTGGCCGGCCTTGGGCAATGATGTCGATCAGCCGGCGGATGAACCCTGGAGACAGGCGGTCCACGACGGCGTCACCGAGCTTGCTGCCGTTCTTCAGCGGGAACGCCTTGATTGCCTTCGCGTAGGCGCGATAGTGCTGCTGCGTGGTTGCGCCGAGTTGGGAGAAGGCGAAGCTCTTGGCATGCTGATCGATGACGTAGGCGATGGTGCCTCTCTGGGCCTCGCCTCTGCGGGCTTCTGTGATCGCATGCAGATCCGACAGGCGCGCGGCCGGGCTGGCTACGGTCTTGCACTTTGTTCCGTGTCCCTCCGGGTGCGGATCGCGGACATACCATCGACCACGGCCGGTTCCGTCCCAGTAGACACCCTGGGGAACCTTGTCATAGTCGATGTGCTTGGGGAGATTCGATGGAACTTTGCGAGGACGTGCCATGTTGCTTGGCTGTCTCCGTTAGAGCAGATCGGTGGAATAGGTGTCGCCATTGCTGGCGGGTGCAGTCAGGCCAAGGGCCTCGTTCAGCGCCGTCGTTGTTGTCCAGATTCCGCCCGAGGCGTCGTATTGAAAGCGGATGTGGTGATCGCGAGCCCAGCGCTCGACCGTTGCCAGTCGCGGTCGCTTCCCGGGCTGGCAGAGTTCTTGAAGGTCACGGAACTGGAGGACTTCACCAATCATCTTGGCACCATGGATAGGTGGGATGCGGTTTAGTCGCATGGGGCTTGAAGTGAGCGGAGGAAAGTGGGCCAGCTAGGTACCACCAAGCGCTGACGGGTGCAGAAGCGCCTTGCACAACTGCGTTGACGGAGCTGGTAAGTGCAGTACAGTTTTGAGCTTTTCTCAGAGGAGTGTCAGCATGGAACACGAGAACAGGATCAGCGCACGCCCAGGCACCTACCTGGGCTATAGCTACCAGGCTATCGCTGAGCGCAGCAATGGAACCATCTGTTATCGCGGCCACATCGAAGGTGCAAGGCGCCATGGTGCGTGCAGCAGCAAAATTGCCACTTTGGAAGAGGGCCTGGATCGGGCGGAGAGCATGCTTCAGGGGTACATCCGTCTGTTGCCGAAAAGGGCGGTGCAAACCGTCGAGTAGAACGATGGCTAGGGGGGCTGGGGGCAGTCATAGCCGCAGCCCCTTAGCGCCGCTGGGAAGCCGCGCGAGGCGCAGCGATTCCCAAGTGAGGGGATAGGGGCCACGCTTCACCCGCGTGTCTGCAGTGGTCATCGACACGCCAAGTTCGTCAGCGATCTGGCGCATCGTGTAGCGCTTGTTCTCGACCACGCGGGCGTAAAGCGCAGCCTTTGCTCTGCCGGCCTTGACCCGGTATCGGTGGTGCCGCGAGCTCAGCGTGGGGTCCATCAGGCAGCCGCCAACTGCGGCTGCATGGCCGCGCCAACGTTGGCTTCCAGGATGGCGATCAGTGGTGGCGGACTCACGCTGTTGCCAACCATTGCAACGGCGCGGCTGTTGCTGACCTGTCGACCGTCCTGTGTGCGATCGATGATGTAATTTGCCGGGAATGCACCCGGCAAAGAAAAAAGGCCAGCGCTATGCGCTGGCCTTTTTCAATGTCGCGATGGGTGCACTCTGGTCGAGTGCACCCCGGATGGATCACATCTGCTCCAGCTCGCCCACCCGCACCTTGCCGCCACCGCCGCAGTTGCCGTGGCAGCCGCCGCTGATCGGGCCGCTGCCACCGCCACCACCGCCGCCGCCGCCACCGCCGCCGCCACCACCACCGCGGGAGTTGGGCGGGAGGACGGTCGAAATCACTTCGCCGGAGTCGAAACCTGCACCTCGCCACGTGTAGTTGACGCAGGAAATACCGTTACAGACGGTCAGGACATCGCCGGTCTGGACGCGCGTCTGGGCTGTCCAGACCGTGGTCCGGCCGGCATTGAGATTCTTGACCTCTTGGGAAAGCTGCTGGTTGGTCACCGGATCGGGATACGGGGTTGTCAGCGTGCATCCGGCGGTGCAGTTGATGACGCCAGGAAGCTTTTTCGCTTGAAGGCTCCCGGCCGCCATGAACAGCAGCACGCCTGCAATGGCGGGAATGGAGTTTCTACCAAGCGAAGGGATAATCCCAATCAGTCTAGCTTTCAC